TCTGCCTCATTCTTTTTAATTTCGGAAGTATTCTTCTTCCTTCCAAAAATATAACCAATTAAGGTTACTAGTATTAACGCCAATGCGCCTAAAACTGCCTCTATCATTTATTGTAATTTAATATTTAAAATTTTATGTTCATTCCAACCGAGAATCCCTTTTCTTTAAAGTTAGTTATGTAGTTTGCTTGTATTCCAATATTATGATAATACATTCCACCACCAGTTTCAATATATCCAAAAGAATTATATGTTGCTTGAATAAATGGAGTAAAAGTTCTTTCTATGGTTTTAGTTATCTCTTTTGTTACCGGAGTAAATTCATATCCAATACTATCTATCTTATTGTACTGAACTGCTACGCCAATCTTTAATTTGCCATTTTCTTTATTGTTAAATAATATTGGATTATAAGTTCTTCTGTAAGTATATTCTGATATTATCTTGGCCGTGTCAACTACAAATACTTCGTGCTTAGAACTATCTTTATAAATTATAATTGGTTTTAGTGGGAGACTAGGCTTTTGTAGAATATTTTCTTTATAAACTAAACTATCTTTTGTGATAGTTTTATATATGGCTTCACCTTTTACAAACTTAGTTTTCTCACTAACACTAATAGTACTTCTTCCAATAAAGAAAGAAGTTACTATTAACGCAGTTGCTATTATTGATATTATAAAATATTTATTCATATATTTTAAGTTTTTTCATATTCTATGTTTTTAATAATTAATATCCTTCAATAACAAACCAACCCGTAAAATTAGTTTGCCCAGATGTTGTAAATGCCGTAGTTGTACAGTCGTACGCACCTATAGTTCCACCCTGTATTGTCGCCCATATATGCGGTACATATGTGAATGTTGTTGGCAGTGTGTATGTAACACCACCACTTAATGCATTTGATCTTATTATGACTTTTTTATAGCTACCAGTTTGAAATGGCATTGACCCTACTATTGTTCCACTAGTTGATCCGTTAATGGTTGTTTGGGATTGGTTTACAATTCCGCTACCTGAATAATTAGGAATATTTATATTACTACCAGTCATTGTTGCTGGTCCGCTTGTACCCGTTGTAGTTAGTGTTATTGGGAGTTGTACGCCTGTAAGGTTTGAGCCACTTCCATAGAACGAAGGTGCTGTAACCGATGAGCTAAACATCCCGGTACCATTCACGGCTAATTTATATGACTGATCTGTTTGGTACCCTATTAGAGTATTTCCATTTATCATTCTAATATATTCTGAATTACCATTAATTAGCGATAATCCATCGCCTCCTGCATTACCTATTGCCAATATATCTCCCTTATTTCCAGTAAGAGGAGAGCCTATACCATCCCAATATGAAACAATTGGAAGATATAACCCACCAGATAGTCTTTTAGAGTAAACTTTATCATCGAAAGTAAAGCTTCCAGATGTATGAAGTTTCGAGTTTGGAGAAGTAATACCTATACCAATGCTACTTCCACTATCATATAATATAGAATTTGATAATACTCCATTCCATTTTGGAATATAGTTGTTTGATAAGCTTGAAGTAAGATTATTTCCGTTTAACAAAAATCCTGTTGCGTTTACGGTTGAGATAAAAGTTGCTGCGCCTGTAGTGCCATCATAGTAGTTATTTCAAAATCCGCCATTTACGCCAAAATATAATCTACCGTCAGAAAACGCTTGTATTCTCCATTGTTTGCCATTAGTAGCTGTATTATTCAACTCTAGTATCGAACTAGTAGTTGAATTTATGGTTGTCGAACCTAGAAAAGATGGCGAATTTGTGGTTGACAATCTTTGATTTTCTATTGGCTGAAAATCACCAACAGAACTATTAGCCGCCGTGCCAAATGTTCGACCCTCCAAAACAGTTCCGGTAGTGCTTCCTAAAGGCAAATTAAACCCTGTGTTTTTGATAATTGCGGGCTCTTTGCTATTAAATGTGTTATAGTCATTAAAAGTCAATGCGCCAGATTGAGTAAGGCTTGCGTTTTGAAGCGAAATGTTTTGTCCTGAAATAGATAACCCATTTGCTGCCGTAACCGTTGTCGGAGTGTGCAGTAGAGCAAAGTCTTGATACTTCAAATATCCATCGCTTGTAGTTGTTGCAGCGCCTAATTTCGTTTTGATACTAGTCAATGTTTCATCGCCTGTATTAGTTCCGCTTGTTGCATTAACTACGCCAACTTGTGCGGATGTTAAATGTTGGTACAAAGACTCTCCATTTTTATCTCTTAATTGTGAATGTCTTAATGCTAGCGGGGTATTTAAGTATGATGCAGAGCCATCACCAACTTTATAGGACAATGTTTTATTAACTGTAGTAGTTGTTGTTGCATAAACCCGACAACCTAATCTGTCTGTAGCGTCAACCGTAAAACTAGGTTGAACTGTTTCAATGATATTGTTTTGATAATCTGTATTTTCAATCGTATTAGAATATATTGTGAACATGTCGGTTTCAACACCTGTAGATGACCTCCGATATTGAATGATTTTAAATTTACTATCGCCAACACTTGAGCTAATAATACTATTTAACGTAAACCTCCATACACCAGCATCTACGGTTGTAACTCCGACTGGTTGTTCAAAGAGATAGGTATAAATTAACACCTCGTTGTTATTGCACGTAGCCGATGCGACTGTTTCGGTCAAATCAGCCGTTCCGCTTGTTTGTTTATAAGTTCCTACAATCGTAGAAGTTATGTTAGTAAAGTATACGTTAGAAGCATAACCTCCACTACCCATAACCATTTCAGCCCATTGTCTATTACCATTAAGCCATTTAGATTCTGGGTTGATTGGAGTGGCCGGAAGTAGTGGTTCTTTCTCCAAAAGTCCTGGCACTGTTGGTAGATCAGCAGTGCCACTCAAATCTCCAGCAAGTTTAACCTTACCTTTTGTCGTAGTTGTAGCATCTGGAGCTCCTGAAACTACTGCATCATCAACATATGCTTTAACTGCATTTTGTGATGGATATAATATGTCACTAGTTCCAAGAGCTGTGGACGTTGACTTATTTGAAATATTTTCAGCTCCAATATCGCCAGGATGTGTTGGAACTGCAATATTTATTTTTTTTGAATTTATTATTAAATCAACACCGTTTCTTTGCACTCCATCAATTACATTTACCTGAGCACCAGATTCAATACTATCTAATTTTGTTTTTAAAGTGTTTGTAAAATCATTTGTAGACAATCCCCTTCCAGCCTCTTTATCAACTTTCAATGCATCTTGTTGATCTACATATATAGTTGTTGCAAGTCCAGTTGTAGATGGTATTGTTGGTTTATTTAGTATTTGAGAATCTCCACTAGTTGAATTTCAATCTGAATTTACATTTTTCTCTGCATCGGAAGGAGCATGTGCTGTTTGTGAATGGTCATAAGAAATTTTACCTCTATCACCTCTATAAGAATCTGCTGATGTTTCACCCAATTGAATAGGAGTTCTTCACCCAGCGTCTTGCTCGGTATAGGATAATTTGGTAACTACTTGTCCTGGCGCTCCATCAATTGGCAATACGCCATAACCAGGATCACCCTTATCGCCTTTTAATGCATCAATTAATTCAGCACTTCCAGTTACTGGGGCTGTAGATACATCTAATTCAATCATCATGTTTACTCCATCATTAGTTGTTGGAGTTTGATAATCTGTTGGTAGTCTTTCAAATAATATGCCTGCAATAACAACCTGTCTTACACCATCAGTTCCATCAAGAACTACGATTACATCTCTATAACCTCTCATTGGAAACGTATCTTCGCTAGAAAGATTCATTTTATAATATGGAGATTCATAAGTTATTAATGGAATACCAGTATCTAGATTTCCTATTAATACTCCACCAATATAAACCAACATATTAGTATTTAATGGAAATGTCTGACCAGTCTTTAATTTAAGTCATATAGAGAAGCTATCACCGCATTTTATGCTAATTGTGCGCATTTTATTTATTTTAAAAATTAGTATTCCAGCAACCAATCAAAGTTGCTGGACTTATATTACTTAGTTGATTTAGACTTATTAATCTTTTTGATTTCTAAATCTTTTTCTTTCAATTGATTCTGAATATTGTCTTGATTTATTCTATGAATATGTTCTCTATTTTTTAGAGACATTTCTTCATCTAATTTTTTAATTTTTAAATCAAGTTCATCTCTAGAATAATCTTCTGGCAATTCAGTTTGATTAGACATTTCCGCAATAAGAATTCTAGTTTCATTATCACGTTGATTTAATGTATCTTCAAGTTGGATTTTTTGTTGCTCAACATCTTTACGATACTGTATTTCTTGTTGTTGAATTTTAAGATTATCTTGAGCCTCTTTGGATTTACGCTCATTCATATCCTTTTCATCCTTGTCGATAATTCTGTGAACCTCAGCCATGGATGGTGAAGATAATACTTTCATCATTGCACCAAATGACATCATTTGATTTTGCATAGCTGCATGAGCTAATTGAAGCAGCCCTTCCTCTAATCTTTGAGATTCATTGCTATTGTCAAGAACTAATCCATAATCACATTCAGAAAATTCATCCCCATCAATATCTGCAATTTTAGACGCTCCGTCAGACAATATATATTGAAACTTTTTAGAACCACCTTTTAGTGCAGCCTTAGAAGTTTCTAAGAAGCATTCAAGTGCCCTCTTCTTTACATCATCATGCTTGGCAAATAACCATTCTGTAATGTGACTTGATTGTAAATTAGATCGCTCAACACCGCCCACAGTTTCAGAAGAGGACACCTGTCCTTCTCGTTGCTTAGAAATTCCAGCAGCTTCAGACATTTCCATCTTTACAAACTCTAAGAGATTAATATGTTGTTGGATATAATTACCTTGCTCCAAATCTAGAACTCCAGAAGATTGTTGCATCATACCAGATAATTTACCTGTAGCAGCACCGATATTTCCCTCTTTGAAACTATCAATAACTGCAATGTGCATTGTCTTAGCATAGTGTAACCACTTCTCAACCTCCCAGCCTTTTGGAACCATAGCTAAATCAAGCTTAACCATCTTTCCTCAGTTAGCAGCTATAGCCTTATTTAAGCGGTCGTGGAGAGCATTATATAAGTAATTGTAGGGTTTCATTACATCTACTAAAGAAAATGGCTTAGTATCGTTTATATTATATACTGAACCTACAAATCCAAAGTGACATCTTGATGGATTAGATAATCTGTTGTATTGGACAACTCTTGGTCGCATGTTTACATAGATTTCTTTACCAATCTTAGTACCTTCCCAAGCTTCGTTAATCCAAAATACTTCTTCTTCCTGGCCTAGGTCTTTATCACATTTATATGTTTCTGGATAGAAGTCAAACTCTTCATCGCCAGTTTCAGCATTATATGACTTTACTTTTTTAATCTTACGTTTAGAACGCCAATATGTTCTTACAACACGAATATTACCATTATTGTCAAAGTAGTTTGTTGTAGCAGCAGAACCAGTTGTTTGAGCAAATATCGAATAGTTATCTATAACAGAACCATATCCACCTTCGAATCCATTTATTTCATTTACATTAATAAATGCATTTCGCTCATCAATATTGGACATGCTATCACCAGAATAAACTTGTGGTAAGTTTTCTAGGTATTCACAATCTGCCTCTGTTAAGACATCGTAAAATGTATCTATAATTCTACCTGGACTTCAGAAGTCTATATATGTTAGAATATCAGCATCTTCAATTCTATTAGAGAATCCGCTTTTAAACGTATGGCATTTTAATGGGTTAATTCTTTCAAAAGTAGGTTCTCCTCCAACAATGTCACATTGGTAAATCTCTTCACCTACAATCATTGCATCCATGAACCCATCGTTAAACTTATCTTTAATTGCAAGTTCTTTAATGTAATGATTAAGAATTAAATTACCACGTTCTTCTCTAGCATCTTGCCATTCGTAAGTGTAGTAATACGACATTTTATCCATTTCAGAATTAAAAGATTCTTCATCTGGATGTTCTGCTTTGATAGCATCTTGCAAACTGCCCATTAATTGGGTCTTCTTATTTTCCTCAATTTCAGAAACAGCATTGGGGTTTGTTATAATCAAGTGTCAGTCAAACCTACGTTTACGCTCTTCTCCAGCAAGTAAGTTAAGTTTAGCCTTCATTACTGGATAATGCTGAATATTTTCTGGAACATAACTAGCGTCTACGTTGTCTGGGTTTAGAATTAATGACATATCATTAAGGTCTAAAATTCCATTAACTAGATTATAGTTTATTCTTTTGCGAATAAATGATTTACGTATGACTGAATCTGAGTAATACACACGTCGATCGCTTCAGTCACATATTGATTTTCTTCACTCAGCACTCTTTGCTGAAAAAGACAGTTTTTGCCTTGGGAAGGAACTTACTGGATTACTCATTATTTTCTATTGTTTTATTATTATAATAATCATCCTTTTTTATAAACTTAAAACGATTATATATTATTTTTTTGTTTTTAATTGCAATTCCTATTGTACTGGGATGTATACCATATGTTCTACTTATTTCTCTTATAGAAATAAATTCTCTTATATAATTCCCATTAATATCTAATTCGACAATTTCCATACCAATAAGTGCCGCATTCCTTACTCTATCTAATCCTGAATCTGAAAATCAAGATCCATTATTTATGTTTTTTCTAGACATAGTATCTCTATCGGCATTATGGATTCTTGAGTTACTTAACTTCTTTCTAGTCTCATCTGATATGTTTTTACTACATTCAGATATTTTCTTTTTTGTTTCATCGGTATGATGCCTACCGGTTGACGACAAACTTATCTTTAGTTTAGTTTCATCTGATAGTTTTTTGCCGGTATGAAATTCTTTTAATATTTTTTTATGTTCCTCTGTAACGATCCTTCCAATATTTGATTTTCTAGTAGCATCTTTTACGTGTTGTGGCATTGGTCTTCCTGTATTTGCCTTTCTTGATTTTTCATATGCAATTTCAGGAAGTCTTTTGCCCTTTAATCTATCAGACATTTTTTTCTTAGTCTCTTCACTTCTATTACTTTGAGCAAATCTCATTTTAATTAAAGTTTCTTCAGTGCATTTTCCTCCAGTACCACCAAACCTTATATTATAGCCACTGTAAACTGAGTCATATTTTTTAATGCAAAACTTCTCCATTGCATCTAAAGTAATATTCAATCTGGATCTATTATCTGAGTTATATTGGAATAATATTTCCAATTTAAAATTTTCAAATCCATATTTAGTAAGAGCCCTATGTAGTTTTCATTGTTGAGTACATTTTAATTTTGAATAATTTCTCATTCGTATATTTAAATGTATTGTTTGACCAATATAGCATTTACCACTTGGACTTGTAAGTTTATATATATTTCCAATTAACATTTTTGCAACAATTTATAAATTTATGCAAAGGTACAATTAGTATTTGGATTTACAAAACAAAAAAGTGCCTACTACCAGAAAAGTAATAGGCACTATATTTTAATTTATTAGAATTTTAATTTATTCCCAGTTGAAATATCTTTGCGATAATTCTTTTCAAAGAATGCATCTTTGCCAAGATATCCAACATCTCTATTTGCTCCAGCCTCCCTAGGAGATGTGTCACCAAGCAACCTTAGTTTATCTTCTCGGATAAGCATAAGCATAATGATCGCATCATGTCTATCGTAGTTTCCATCTGGAGTTCACATTGCAGTTTCTTGTAACAATCCTTTAGACCAAATCTTTTGATAGTTAAACACATTAACTACTTCTTCAACTTGCATCCCATCAATTTCTTTTATGTTTATTTGTGGTGTTGATCTTAAGAGATAATCCCTATAACATCTTCTACCATATGGGGCTATAGAACCATAGTTTCCTGTGCCTTTACTTTTGTTGCCGTATTGCCCACCCTTAACCATCTCCTTATCTTTAAGAAATTCTAAAGTGTCTGATAGTAAATATAAGCAGTTATGTTTTGACATATAAGCAAAGAAACCTTTCTTATTATTCTCGTAGTTGCACTCTGCATTATACATAAGTAACGCTAGTCTAGCATTTTCATAAGCGTCATCGGCAAACATAGGTCTACCAGTATATTCAAATACAAGTTCATCGGTCCATAAATCATGGATAAATAAACTAAAGAGCGAAAGCGTATCTGAGGAATCGTCATCATCAGTAATGTTATCGTACAAGTTTTTTATCATGTACTTCTGGGAGTCACCTCCATACCACAGTTCCTCAATGTGGATACTTCCGTTAATTCGGACCAGCTCAGCATATATTATCATCCAAAGATTCTTTGGATGGTGGGCACTCGTGGCGGATTATATTCTACTTTCGTAGGTTCTCCACTATGCGTTACAATGTTTAATACTTTTAAATATTAAATTATCTCGATGTTTTCTAATTACTTAGACTTTCTTCGATTTTGCCCACTTATTCAATTAGTGTTACCACTAAAGGGTGCTAAATCAACACGTCAGCCCCAGCTATATACCTTCCTCATGGAACATTGCCAGAGCTACTTTTAACTGGCATATGCTTTATACATATAGCGCCTTCAATTTTATTATCTTTATGTGGAAACTCCGTTATATATTTTAAATCATTATCAGGTTTGTATTCTACTTCACCACTTTTCGATAAACTTAATCTACCAATCCACATATCATCTGTATATTTTGGATTAAGATTAATTTCATTTATTACATCATTAAGTTTGTCTGTCGGATATAATGAACCATCACGCTTCATTATAGCATCTTGGATTGTAAAGGCGGTCTCAGCTTTACGCCTAGTTAACTGCAATGGATCGGATGAATTATATTTAAGATTAATCCTATATTCAATCTCAGAGATTAAAGCTCCAACAACATCCGATACACCATCTTCATTATAGTACCCTTTAGAGTTTACATATCCTGGATAGAAAAATATTGTTCGTTTCTTTCCATTAGCTCCTTTATCTCAAAAGTTTGGCAGAGAATATACATTGTAACCATCTGGGTATGAGAGCATTTCAAGTGCGCCCTGGAAGTCAGATCCTTCCGAGCCTCCAGTTCCGCAACCAATTGCTTGTCCAAATGCAATATTACCTTCTTGAACATTTGGTATGGAAGTTTGCCATATATCTAGAAATTTAGGAAAGCTACCAAACTCTTCAAATAACATAGCCGAACTACGTTTTCCACGAAGCTTGTCACTATCATCCTTAATAGCAACTCCAAGAACCTCATTGAGAGTTCCCATTTCTAATCCAGTATCCTGATCTAAATATCCAGCCCTTCAATTTAAGTCAGACATGGATTGCTTTAGTTTCCTAGATGGAAATTGTGTGTGTTTAGCACAGTGAGTAATACCATCAATAAATTTATTCAAAGTACCATCTTTAATTAAATATTCTTTCTGATAGGCTGCAACAAGAGACTTTACTTTACTTCTAGCTAGCTCATTTTCTCCAAGAATAAAGTTCTTTGTAAGTTTAGATCCAAAGGCGTACGATTTAGAATTGTGAGTCTGTACAAAATCTCCAATAAGATATGAATGCGATTCGTTATCAACAGTTACACACTTGGATTTCTCTATGTGAGAAAATTCTATATTTACAATTCTAGTTTTATCTCTTTTGCTTTTAGAATAACCTTTTGTGTATTCTGATATAGCATTTAATTTTCTTGGAAGTCTAAATATTCCATCGTTTGTATATATCCATAAACAGTAACAGTCTTGACATTCAATATAAACTCCATCTTTTTTATACCCAGCTTTTTGTTTTGTGTAATTACAGTTATATCCAAGACTTCTAGCAATAAATGCAACATCCTTTATAAGCCTTTCTGACACAGAACTATATGTAGGTCTACCATTAGATAAACCTCCATCGGTATCCATTAGTCCCTTTAGAATATTTAATCTAACTTCTTTTGAATTATATTTGTATTCATCTGGAATAAATTTTCCTTCTGACTTTTGCATAAACAATCCAACAGATTTCAAATAATCAGAAACTCCATTTATATTTATAGAGTGTCCAAATTTAGTCTTTCCAGTATTGGTTTTATATGGAATATAATCTCTATATATTTCCATATCGTCTTTATGAGCAGTAAATGCAACTGTATTCACATACTCTGGATGCCGAAATGTTCCATCGCCAATTAATAATCCCATAGTATATGGGTCAATAAAAACATCTTTACTATCAAAATCTATAGACTTATTAGATGGTATAGAATAAACACACTCAAATCCATTTGGATTTCTTTCAGTAATTTTTCTAGGACGTTTATAATCTGAGATTATATCTTTTAAAGACTTAGTTTCTATTCTATCATCTTTTCATCCATGTTTATGTACATTCCATAAATGATTTTCAGACGAATAGACTTCTCTTCCATCTTTTAATGTTATCTTATAAACATCAATTTCATCATCAAATGGTATATCTATTACAGTTGTAATATTTCCATCATCACCATATAATTTACTTCCAATGTTTATACTACCTCATTCTTTAAATCCAGTTGGAGTTAATACATCTTGCGAATATGGATGACTCTTCCCTCTTGAAGCTATTTCGATGCAGTGTTTTGCTCCCTGAAAGTCATCGTACATTCCACCATATCTAGCCTGATGCCAATAATGAAATCTTCAATAAACACCCTCTCATACTTCTGGAAAATCTATAATACGTTCACCAACCTTAGTTCCTTTTTTAATTTTGGTTTGAATAATTGGAAAATAATTCAAATAAAAATACATGTCCCCAGTTATTCATTCACCATCTGATTCACGAACTAATCCATTTCAGCATCGCTGCACTTCCCTTTTTAGTCACTGCCCAAACTCAGATTGCGGATTTGGGTTTGGCATAAGCTTTGTGTAACAACCATATTTCTGAAAGTGAATAGCTGCTTGACGAAAATAATTCATGTCAATCAATAAGTGCGGATCACACAAGTCTATTAAAATTCTACCAGACTTATCTCTTTGCAAGTCTTTAGCAAACTTTCTTTTTGGAGATATAAGGCGCTGAATAAACTCAACATTATTAATTATATCTAATAAGTCCGTTCTCGCTTCATCCTTTAAACTGCCAAGTAATTCGTCTGTTAATTGCGTTTGATAAATATTTGTTTCTATCATATCTATTTAAATAATCCATCAAAATATTCCTTGCTAACCCATCTAAAACCCAAGTGAGAACCCCGACTTCCAGTAAAACATGCAGATATTCTTTTTGGCATTGTATTTATAGAAGTGGCTGCATCTGATAAAGATTTAAATTTTTCTATTAAATTATAATCCATATCAAGTTTATACACTTCTTTTGCTAGTATGTATTTAAATCCATCTGGCTTTTTTCTTCCGATTAATGCTTTCGATAATTTGTTTTTATGCTCATCTGATAATTTAATTCCAATTCTAGAAAGTCTTGATTTTTCTACCTGGTCTTTTGGCTTTTTAATTCCTTTTTGTTTCTCTGAAATTATCTTTTTTACTTCTTCTGATACAACTCTACCAATATTGGCTTTTAATAATGCAGCAGCAGTTTGCGGTAACATTTTCTTACCTTTGTGTGATATTGATAAATTTTCTTTATGCTTTTCCGATGCAAATCTATTGTTACCACCACTCACCATATTATATCCATTTGGATACATTGTATTTTGAATACGTATCTCAGATTCCTCTAATTTATTTAAAATATCAATTACATTATCAGATTCATCTAATTCGTGAATTATTTCTAATTTAAAAGAATCAAAACCATATTTTAATATAGCATTATAAATTCCGTATTGAGCTTTGCAATTCGCATTCTTATATTTTATCATTCGTCTTTCAACATTTACGCTCTGACCAATATAACTTTTTCCACTTGGGCTTGTCAATTTATATATTCCTATCATTATTTATTTGAATAATTGATCAAAACCTTGGTCCAGTACTGTCATTGCGCGATCGCCACGAGCATTAGATATTTCTTCAACCTCTCTAACAACCTTTCTTTCAAGATCCGATAGTTTATCCGATAGGGACATCATTTTAATAATTATATCAGTTCTCTTGACGAACGTCTCATCATTTATTTCAGACTCTCTAAGATACTTTTTAATCTTCTCTATCTCAATTCTAATTTCATTTACTAAATCAGACGATGTTGTATTTGTCATCAGCATATAAACATCTATAGCTTTCTGCAAATCACTATCTATTTTAAACTTACTGTCAAACCCAATAAGTTCTTTAACCCTTTCAATTCTCTCTTGCTCATCTACTATAAATTGTAAATCACTTCTTGGGTCATATACAAAATATATAAATGATAATTCTTTTTCTAATTGACTTTTACCAACCGTTCTATCTCTTTGATCAAGCCGTTTAAAGGCTTTTAAAGTGTACACAAGTGGGTCTACAATCAATTTATAATCAACTCTTTTTAGTAGCCTCATTCTATTATATAGTTTAGGGCTGACCAGAATAAACCGACCAGCCCTTTATTATTATTTAATTAAACTTTCATTAAATTCAACATACTCATAATCATCAATCTTTAATTCAATATCAGATATATCAACAAGCATGTGTTCTCTACCATCCAATACCATAACAGGCATTTCATAATAAACCTGCTTATCATACTCTTCATCAATTCCAAAGTTATTCTTCTTGACATTTTTTACTTTTTTATAATTCTCGTAAGACAAAGCGACCAATAATCCTTCTGTAATCCCTCGTTCAATACAGCTTTTTGATGGACTTACGATTGTCTGTACTTCCTTAATTCTACCAGTCATTGATACATCCTCAATTCCATCAGTAGTTGTTTCTTCGATAGTGTATCTATCACATGTTACTATAACACCAGTTGACATTGGTGTTGCCTTTTTAATACTAAGTATTTTCATTCTTCTCCCTATATATTTTTTTGTAATTATTTATCTTTAAAATTCTATCTCTATGAGTATATAACTTTCCAATTGAGCCAATATTAAAGCTCAATGGTTTAATTATCTCAGTATCCTCTTCTATTAAATCTAATTGTAGATTTTCTATTGATTCTTTTATATTCTCCCAGAAGCTTGAGTAAGCCAATACAACTACTTGAACTGGTATGTTTAGTTTAATCGACACTTGTTTCGCCATCTCCAGTATCTCTCTGTTTGAGTATGTCGCTCTCGATCTTGTACTTTTCATTTATATCGAAAATAAGTGTTAGTCTATATTGTGTTGTATCTTTTTGTATGTTAGGAATATAATGCTTATCTATCTTTTTACCATCCATTACGCCAGAACGCCTTAGCTTTGATACTAAGATATTAAACTGTGGTACTGTCAGTCCAACAGCATCACGTATTTCCTTTCTAATATCTATGCTATTAAGTACATTATCAAGCATATTTTCATCTCTAATAATCAAAGATAATTCATGTCTCTTTGCTAGAAATGAAGCTAATACTTGACGTTCTGATTTAGTAAGTTTGTGCAATGGAGTTAAGAATGATAACCATTTATAAAAGAATCCAATATCCAAAGCGCATGGTACTTTGGCGATATTGGAATTAGCGTTTAGATTCACAGTCACTAGGTGTTAGCTTTGCGCTATCTGTTGGAGTTTTTTCAATTCTTAGAATAGATATTAAATCTTTAACCGAATCGTTGAAAAACTCATTATCAACGGCAATAAACAAATCTTTATTTTCAATTACTTTAAATAAATATTCAATTCGCTTAAAGAAATCTTCACCTGCATGTTTTTGTAATTCATTTCTAAGAAATGTATTCTGTTGTTGTAATTGATTACAAACATCTTTTAATTCATCATAAGTCAATACTTTTTGATCTTTATTTTCTTCTCCCATTGTTTTATTTTTTAAATTTAATATTTAATCTTTTATTCTTTAAATTCTCAATCTCTTTAACGCCATACTTTTCTGTAACTGCAATATCTGTACTTCCACAATCATCACAATAACATGGAGTTGGGTCTCCATCAATATCATCTCCATTACCAGATGAATTTAAAATTCTCATTGATAAGCATGTTCTGCAATACCAAATAGGTTCTTCTTCGTAATCTATTTTACTCATTTATTTTATTTTTCTTAGATTCTAATATTTCTTTCTTATAATCAGCAAATGACATCACTAACCTTTCGTCTACACCATTTACGTAATTTTCTTCAGTTTCTTTAGATAATATGATACAGTTTATTAGCATTTGAATAAAATCTTCCGTAAATTCATCTCTAGTATCTACATTATATGGAGTCTTAGAATATTGTTTTATTCTTAAAACGGAAGAATCTGACGGCAAATACATTGTCTTACCGTAATAAACACATTTAAACTCTTCATCATATCCGTTATCTTTATCTAAAATCTTCCAACTTATGGAAGATTCAAAATAATCACCGTCAAATGCGGTATTTAAATACTTATCTATCTTATTTAATCTCATACAAATTATCAACTATTACGTTTCCCTCGTAGATTGCTATTAAATCTGTTGATTGTTTTGGATTATGAATTAATATTTCATAATCGTCCATTCCTACAAAGTGTTTTACTAATTCTTTTATTTCAGATATTGTTATATCGTCTACAAATACATTAATAGTTTTTTCTTTTGGATCTATATTTATTTGTTTTGCTACCATAGTTTAATATTCAAATACTTCTTCATAAGTAAGTTCCCAAGTTTCTTTAAATTGTATATTTCTACCATTACCAATTGGCTCCCATTCTATTCCACGATAATACATATGTGTATCAACTCCTACCTCTACAACCGTATAATAACCAGTAGGTGCTATTCTAGGCTCTGGAATAGTTTGTTCTAATTCTCCAGTATTCTCATTGACTGTAACTCCAGGTCTACCAACTCTAGCAGTCATAATTGGATCAAAAAAATGTAATATTGTTTTTCCCATAATATTGTTAATTTGAGCAAGTAGATGGAATCGAACCACCGCTATCTGATTACAAAACAGATGCACTAACCACTATACTATACCTGCAAATTGTGAGACTTATTACCTCTCACACTTCCTGCGCAAATTGCAAATTTAATTGCTGACTACATGCATTTAGTCATTTGGGAAGACCGCTACATTTAATGTCTATTAAGACAACAGAGGTTATGCGGCGCACAACACATTAAATTTAAAACAATCAAAAATGAATTAAAAGATATACTTTCACAAGTACTTAATTATGAAACAATTATTTGGTCTACATATTGGAGTCGAACCAATAATTACGGATTTTTTAAGTCCCTCAGACTGCCACCAACTGAATGAATGTAGACTTTTAAAATTAATAAAGAACCCTCTAGTCCGTGCCCGCTTAGGTTTTTTGAGCTAAACTTTATTAATTATTGCATGCGCAGAAGGATTCGAACCCCCGTCGTTCTGGGTTGAAACCAGACAGTCTGACCACTGGCTTATACGCATATGTGCAGTTGATTACGGCTCAACTAGCAAAACCTTTTATTTAATTTGTTACTTCGCTTGAATATGATGCTATTTTAATTTCATCAAAAGATATATTGTCTTTAAACTTTAAAATACCACCACCTAAAAAACATTCAGTAAAATTATATTCTATTCTATTTAATTCTAGCAGAATAACTTTTTCTAACCAATTTGGATTGTCATTTTTACTTTGTTCGCAACGTTTTCTCATATCTTTATTTTTGAATTATGACAAAGGTAAATATAATAATTGAATTATGCAAACTATTTAACATTTATTTTCAGTATTAATTGCAATTATCTATAATACAGTCAGTTAGCAAAACCATCCCTGCGATTGATGCAGCATTCTCTAATGCCATTCTGGTCACTTTTGTTGGATCTATAATTCCTGCAAGTTTAAGGTCTTCATATCTATCTTCTTTGGCATTATATCCAACTCCATCTTTTCCATACATCAAATTATCATTACCTGAATTTTTAGCTATAAGAAACGCTGGAGTAGATATCGACTTCATAATTAATGATTCTGAAATACTATTATTGTCAGATCTAATTGAATTATATGCAATCATATATGCCAATCCACCGCCAGGCAATATACCCTCTTCTAATGCTGCTCTAGTTGCGCATATAGCATCATCTATCCTATCCATCTTCTCCTTAACTTCGGTATCACTAGCAGCTCCTACATGAATAATAGCAACTCCACCAGTAAGTTTAGACAATCTTTCTTTCAGAATATTAATCTCCCAATCTTCGGTACAGTTGTCTAATAATGTTTGTACTGATTTAATATAAGTTTCAGTTCTATCTTTATTTCCATCTCCACCAACAATTAAGGTTGACGCTCTATTAATAACTATCTTATCACAAGTTCCAAGATAAGTCGAGTTAGATGTACTAATTGAAGTTCCTAATTGACTAGATATAACTTTACCTCCACAAATAGCAGCAATGTCTTGCAAGTATTCTACTCGTTTAAATCCAAATCCTGGAGATTTTACTATACATATTTTAGCGGACCCTCCTTGATGTGATTTAATTAAAGACCTTAGTGTATTATCATCTATATCTTCGCAGAATAATACTATAGGGCTACTTTTACCAGCAGCAAACCTTACTATCTCTAAGACTTCTTTTAAATCGCTTATCTTCGAGTCCATCATAAGTAAAAAAGGTTTTTCAAAAACAACTTCATTCTTACTATTATCTGTTACGAAGTGTGGTGATACATATCCTTGCTTAACCGATATACCCTCTATAATGCTAATAGATGTTTCATTAGTCCTAGACTCTTCCATTGTAACTACACCGTCTTTTCCAATAGCTTTAATAACATCTGAAACTAGTTTACCAATTTCCTCATCGTTGTTAGCTGATATAGTTGCTACCTGCTGTAATCTATCAGAATTAATATCTATTGCTTCTGATTGTTCTCTAAGAGATTCTACAACCTTTTCTACAGCCTTATCAATACCACGCTTTAAATCAATTGGATTAGCACCTTCTTTTACAAGTTTTAATCCTTCGGTAATCATTGCCTGTGCAAGAACGCAAGAACTACTAGTTCCGTCGCCAGCATCCTTTCCAGTCTTAATTGCCACTGACTTAATCATTTGAGCACCCATGTTTTCAAATGGATCTACCAAATCAATTGACCTAGCTACAGTTACCCCATCCTTAGTTACATGTGGTTGATTAACTCCATCAAAGATAACAACATTCCTACCTTTTGGACCAAGTGTTACTTTAACGGCATCTGCTACTTTATTTATCCCAGAGAAGATTAATTCTCTTGCCTCTTCATTAAATTTTATATTACTCACCTATTTACTTTTATGATTAAACACTGCTATTAATTTATCTCCATCAAATATTTCAAACTTCCTTACAATTAAATCTCCATCCCAGTTGTTTATAAACTTGAAGAAACTTTTGTAATCGTTGAAATGTATTACGCCATCTACTTTATCGAAACTCATATATTTATATTAATTTATTCTCATTTCATCCCATTCGACATTACCATTTTTAATCATCTCTTTTATTTTTTTTTTGACTCTGACTAAGTTTAGCTTCACCAGATTTAATCTCCAAGAACACAACCTTATCCTCCTCGAAGATAACATAATCTATTGGATTTCCAAGAAAATGCGTTCTCTTTGGATCATATTTAAAGTCTTTTAAGAATGGTGCAAGGTTTTCTGATATCTGTCCAAGTCTAACCTCTGATGATTTCTTCTGGGATAATAATTTGCTATAATTATCTTTTAATATCTTATTCTCATCTCTAGCCATTGAGTAATTACCTCTAGTCCAATTGCAATAAATTGCCATAATTACAAGAATAAATAATAGTACATATATAATTAATTCCATATTACTTTTTATTTTTATACGATTTAAACTCACACATACATTTTACCATCCATCCAACAAGATAGGCATTAGCTTCACTTCTCATAGACAGTTCTTTCTCATTAATCCAACCCCATAATATGTCAGCCATATGTGTAGCCTCATGTGCCATTGTGTCAGCAGTAAAAGATTTCATATCATATACAGATAGCAATAATCCATATTTTTTAGTCTCTTTCAGCATTACTGGTCTATCCCATACTGCGGCATTAGAATTCTTCATTTCTACTGGATGAAACTCTTCGTCTATTCCACCAAAGTTATCAGTTAGAAAACCTACTGTTGGATTTTTAATTATCCATAACTTTAATGGATATATTACTGGATCGAATTCGTGTATTTGTATTTTATTATTCATATTTTATTTATAAACTTCTGCAAAATTACAACTAATAAATGAATATACAAAACATTTATGGTTAAAAGTTTAATTATATTCAATAAAAAATCCACAACTATTTCTAATTGTGGATTAAATGAGTTGCAATCAGTTCTTGTGGTATGATTTACTACTACTGTTATCTGCTCAGAACAAATGACTTAGACTTGAACGGAGACTTTTTCCTCATTTTATAGTGCAGTATAAATGACAAAGACTTACACAACACTGTTGTTTTATAGTACAGATTATAATGACAAAGACTATAAGGGCACTCTCAACATTTATAGTCAGTTAGTATAGACTTATTCTTAGATAAGTACGCAAGGCTCAACATACCTCGAACATCTTTTATATTAACGTGGAGAGATGAACTCCATTCCATAGATTACACCGATATCTATTTAATTATATTTATCAAACAAAATCCTCCATTAGGACTAAAAAATTTATCGTCTATAAAGCATGACGAGTGTTTAGACAATATAATATCACTTTCATTCACATCTACTTTTATTCCATTTATATAATTTCTTAAATTTAAAATGGATGCAAAATATATAAATGCTGTAAGATACTCTCCAACATCATTAGATTTTGCTATTTCATATTTGTGGTCCATGCTCTTAGCACTTCTTACCAGTGCCTTTTCCTTTAGGTTTAGCTTTCATATGTATATTTATTATTAGTTTATAAATCTCCAAATTTTTCCTGAATAAACGCTAATATCTCGGAGTATAATAATTTACAATCATTAGTCCTTGAATTATCAAATCTTAGAACAAAATAACCAGCACGTCTTAAATGCATTGACCTTAAATCATCTTTAATCTTTTGCTCGCCAGTATAATGATACCCACCGTCTAATTCTATAATAAGATTATATTGTTTAAAGAAGAAGTCTGCTATATAGAATTTTTGTTTGCAATCGACGCTTACATACACAATCTTTTGGAATTTATAAGCAACCATGTTCTTATCTAAGAACTGTTTAAACTTCAATTCAGCACCAGTTGCTTTAGAAATCAATTCTTTTCTGAATCTTTCAGAAATATCTTTTGCAGATTCATTAGCTACGGTAGGCTTGTTATTTTGCTTTTGTTTTACTGGCTTATTATTATTTCCATAGACAGTTGATATCTGTGGACTATTATGCAAATATGCATTACTCTTGCTTTTTGAAATTTTCTCAAACTTCTCTCGCGCTTTACTACTTCTACTCATAGTGTTTCTTTTTATTTATTGTTTAATATAGCAAGTCCTAGCCGACTCAACGACTTCGGACTGCTGTTACCAGGGTCTAATCAACCATAAACTTCATAAACTGCGTCTTAAATAGTCTTTCAACTATGTTATACCCCTTGGAGATCTTTTTGTCCTCTACCTATATTAATTGCTAGGTGTCTCAAGTTTACTTATATCATGGTCATTTTTGTCAGTATAGGGACATCTCATTATCTATTAGATAATTACAACCCTACGTGTAATCCATTTGAAATACTCTTGCGACAGTATCAAGTATGGCCGTCCTACTTGCAAATTCAGTAGCTGACTGATTTAATTATAAATCTTTGCAAAGATACAACTAAGTTTTGGATTATGCAAGCTTTTACTACATTATTTTTAGTACATCACTATAATAATTTTTTATAGAAATTTTTTGGTAATAATTTTTTTAAAATTTTCTATGGTAGCTTGAGAGTGGGATACCCCCCCAACAACCCCCTCCACTAATTTTTGAGCGACGGGTGTCCCCCGTCAACATTGCTATACGCGTGTACATTATTATTAATTAATCAAGCTGTTAGGAGCAGCACAATCATTATGGGATTATTTGCAAAACTTTACGGTGGTAGTTGGTCACTTAAATCAACTGAGAAATTGTTGTCTGTTGATAACAGTATTAAGAGTGGTGTTGTCACTGAAGGTAAGTTTGGTAAGCAAGTTTGCTTCACTCTAGTAAGTGGTGAGACTGGCTATGCACCATTATCACGTGACTCTAAGCTTGGTGTTGGCGAGGAATTTCCTGTTGCTAATGCAAGTGTTCAAACTCTCGCTAAGAGTGGCGAAGACGATATCATTCGCGTTATTGAGTAGTACTATATAGCATTGCACCTTCGGGTGCTCTGCTTATTTTTTTTAATCATTAACCTTACTTAATCATTATTATTATGGAAGATTACGATAATGAATTACCTACTATTATCTGTGGAGCTGCTATTATAGTTGTTCTAATAATAGTTGCACTTATCTTTGGATAAGTATCCTTTTTAATCCTCGTCACTTTAGCCATTAAGTTTATTTATTTCAGGCCTGAATAAGTGTTATAACAGCAGATGTTAGCGAGGATTATTTATATTAATTATCAACTAAAAAACTACACATTATGTTTGAATCAGTATTAGACGATTGTTACGACCAAACAATTGATATGGATGGCGGATGGAATGATTACAATGATCTACCAAAGTCAAGACCTTCATGGGATTAAACTTATTCATTTAACTGCGTAGTTAGGCATTGCTACATTCCAAATTATCACAATTGGTTGGCGTAAAAATCCATTATATTGTGTATATAAAGTAATCAACCACTGAGTGTTGGCAGTTATTTTTTTTAATCCACAATAAGTTTTAGATAATTTGATCCAAGAAAGACTGATAATCTAGAATAAGCAGTATGCGGTGATTAGCTCGGACAAAGGCTTATTGTGGATTTTTACCTTACTCAATCATTCTATAAGAATAATAGTAGTCAACCCAATTAGAGTGTTGTCAAATATTAGACCCCGACTGAAGCGTCAGTCAAAGAACCTATTATTCTTGTGGAAATGATTGATTAATCATTAAACTTTCACTTTAAATTATTGAGCTAAGTGATTGAGGTTGAGGGTGGTTGAGAGGTAGAATATTCCATCACCAATCATTTAGCCAAAATTACTACAATTACCAAACTTACAATCATTGGTTTAATAAGACTATTTTATATCAACGCGTATTACTACATTAGTACACTAATTTAATCATTTAACTAGAGTGCATACCATATTTATGTGGTAGATTTATACAATTATGTATAAGTTTAGGTCAATAATACATTAAATCTGTATTATTCGATGCTCAAACTCTTTAAAATTATACTATCATGAAAAAACTAAAGTACATTCTTACGATATACGATCGTAATACAAAAACTATTCAACATTTAGCAAGAAATGCTGAAGATATTAATGCAACTGTTACCAAAGAATTAGGTGATTGGGGGCATTGCGCTTGCACTTCAGGTGTAAATAGGTCAACTAGACCTCAAGAGTTTTTTCAAGCTGGAACTACTAAAGATAATTCAAAATGCTTTAGTATTTTATGTATAGAAGAATCAATTGAAGATTAAACCAACAAGAGTTTCCAAACCTATTTATAGGGGAGGAAACTTAAATTATTAAACTCTTTAAAATATTATATTATGAACTTGGCAGGAATTTTAAAAAGATTTTTATCATTACTATTGGTATTATTCATATTCATGGGCTATTATTTTATATTAAGCTCAATAGTGTTATTATTTGGATATAGATATATCGAAACGATAAGTAATTTAAATTGGTTTATTATATATTCATTATTAATAGGCTGGTGGCTAACATGGATTACAATATTTGAAATTGACTAACAAGAGTTTCCAAACCACTTAATTGTGGGGAGGAAGCTTATTAAACTAACTAACAATTATTATTATGGCAAAATCAATAAAAGAACTAGCGGACATACTTACAGAAAGACACGATGAAGCTAAAAGAATTGAGTTATCAATATTAATGAATATATGTCCTAAATGTGACAATAAATTACAAAGAAAGTCTGGATTCTTTAATGACACTATAAAATGTTCTTGTGGATTTATTGAGAAAAGATCAAATATTGGCACTAGTCATTGTGGATAATTAAACACTTATTAAAACTTATTATCATGAATAAAGCACATGTATTTCAACATAACACAACAGGTGTTCAAATATTTATATATCATTGCACTAATAAAATTGCAGCAAGAGAAGAATTTATGAATGTTGTAATAGATTATAGAGAATGGATGTATTTAGGTAAAAAAATTGCACACGATACAATATAATTATTAAACTTATTATTATGAAAGAATATATTATATTACAGCATTTAACAGCATCTCAATTAGAAGATAAAGTTATTGATAAATTAAGACTTGGATGTTATGTTCCAATTGGAGGTGTAACAATTTCTATATCTCAGCATGGAGTTTTATTTATACAAGCAATGATATTAAAAAGATACTTATGAAATACATATTAATATCACTATTAATAATAACTTTATCAAGTTGTTCAACAACTAAATCAACTAAATTAAATCCTTATAAAGATTTGATTGCAATAAATAAATGATAGGGTAATACGTAATGGCAAAATTGATTATGTCATCCTAATAAAGTGGGTTGTATCGTTGCAGGTTTGAGTCCTGTCCCTATTACCAATAATAATTATGCAGCAAACTTCAGAAATGAAATGCATATTCAGTACAGTGTTAACTGATTTGGTGGTCTATATGCAGGCATGCTCCATCGAAGCAATTATCTATGGCAGTTATTACCAATAATCATGAGTTGATTACTCTCGGAGAAATGCCGTTAATTAATCATAGATATAATACATTGTGAAATACATTATATGAAAACATAGGTTGATAACCTACAGTGGAATGCTGTAAATAATTAAACTTATTGAGCCCTAAGATAATATCAAAGGTGTCTCACAAATAAACTTAATAATAAATATTATGGATGAATTTAATTTTTACAATCCTTATGATCCAGAAATTATAGCAATCAAAGAGAAATGTAGTCGGATTAAAAAAGAATTACAATCCATAATATTGAACTTTGGTAAATATAAGGGATATAATTTATGGTTTTTGGCAGATTATCCAATCACTAATTTAAATAGTACTATAAGAGACTATTTATATTGGGCCATAAAGAATACACCTCAATTAAAAAGAATAGTTATAGGTATGTCAGAAGAATCCAGAAACTATTTCTTAAATAGAATAAAGAAATCACAATACGAAAAATTCAATTTAAACTAAACATTATGAAACGAAAACATTTATATCCAATAGTATCAATAATCTGGGCATTATCCTGGATTATTGTAATTGTAGTATTTATATACATATTCTTTCCTCAGACTTTTGAAAGTAAAGATAGGGTATATTATGAACCAGAAACTGAACAAGCACAATGAGTGATTACATACCATTTAGCGAACCTGAATATTCAGTAGGTACTCAAGATATAATACCATATAATCCACAAGAATTTCAACAAGTACAACAATCAAATTGTATTAAGCAAACTCATTGTTATGTTTGTGGTAAAGGATGGGGATATGGTTATTGGAAACATTGTAAATGTAATTCAGTGCCCATTGGTGATGGGATTATTCCTATAACAATATTATTATTAGCATACTCATTGTATAAATATCTTAAGAAATGAATAAAAATGAAGCATATCAATCAATGTGTCAAGGACACAAAGTTTGTAATGAATATTATTCTCCGGAAGAATATGCATTTATCAATGATGATGGTTTAATTGAATACGAAGATGGTTGTGTAGTTGGTGATCAATTCAGTGAAAATTGGGTTAAATATCAAGATCCAGAATGTAAATTTGAATGGAGTATTTGGAAAGATAAAAATTGGGGAAATCATGATATTGAACCAACATTTCCTATTATAGATCCTTATTTGTATACATCAAAATCAAATTACATTTCACCTATTATTGATTATCCAAAACCATTTGTTCCGAAACATAGTCATAAACGTTCAAATAAACAAAGATGAAAAAGTTGTTATTGTTTACATTAATATTATTACCAATGATATGTAGTTCACAAAACTATGTATCATTAGGTAGTAGTATTATATTCCCAGAAACTGATACTGGTAATGAATATGGAATTAGTATATCAGCATCATTTAATCATAATGTTGATTATATTATATTCCAGCCTACTATATCAATATCTCAATTTAAAGGTATTGATTATGAATTAAGACGTAATAGACAATATTCTTATAATACTACATTATTTACTGGTGGACTGAATATAATGAATACTGGTAGATTCTATGGGGTTATTGGAATACATTACAATGCAAATATTGTTAGTTCTAAATTTAAACTACAATCCAATCAATTTGATAAGGTTGCTAGACATAATTTATTTCTATCAGAGTATGCTGGTATTGGATTTCATACATTGATAAATGTTGAGTTTGGAATATTCTATACTAATACTAATTATCTTGATGGATATTATCCTATTACAAGCAAGCATAACGATGTTTATTTACAATTAAAACTTAGTTATGATATATTATTAAAGAAAAATAAATGTGACTGTTTAAATTATTAATCATGAAATTAAAATATATTCTAATATCAATAATTATGTGGTCAATCACATATTATTCAGCATCACATCCTGAAAAATATCACGTATTAATACCTGTTATTCTTGGAGCAATATCTGTATTATTAATATGTGTAGCAATTGTTGACAAAAAGTAAAGTAAAATTAAAGAAAACTTTCGTTCAATAAGTTTTAGTAGAACGTAGATATAATCTGGTGCGAGTCTTTGACGGGCAGTTGTTATGACTTATCCTATGTAATGGAGGGCGGAAGGATTATAGATATGTACACAGGGTACAACCTTGCGGATAGTTTTCTTTTATAAAATATAAACAAATAATTAGCTCATTAGATCGCAAATCTAATATTGTGAAAACAACATTCTGGTTATTCTAGACAACTCCAGTGAGCAGACCATAGCAAACTAATTATTTGTTTTTAATACAATATTACCTCAAAGATGATGCGAGGAATATTTAGCTACGTGTTGGTAGGCTTCCAACAATTGCATGCATGTAAACGCAAGCGGATTAATTAGGTTCGAGTCCTAAACGTAGTGCTAATAATTAAAACAAACTAAAAATTCAAATTTATGAAAAAACAACATCGACTAATAGATAATACTGGTAAAATACTTGCAAAAAGTTCAAACCATAGAGTAATAGAAGCTAAAGCTGCTATTGCTGATTGTGAGACTAAAGTAGTAATGGTTTTAATAAAAAAATAATAATTATGAAAACAATAAAAATATTTATTCAATTATTGATTGTATTTATTCCATTTGTATTAAACATATGCGCATTTCTTCCTTTAATTCCCCAAAATAAAGATAATCATTTATTTTTCTATTGGACTGCAATATTAGTAGCATCTGAAGTATTTATTATGGGCTATGTAGCTGATTTATTTGGAAAATGGTTTGACTCTAAACTTAAATAATCATGTCAAATAGACCAAGAGTAAAATTGTGCATGGCAATAGTCAGAGTACAAGATGGTGAAATCACTAATCGTGAACCAAAAGAAATTAGTACTAAGCATTTAATTGCACATAAAATTAAAACCGAATACAACAAACGTCATGATGAATTCATGGCATTAGGTGGTACTCGTGTTTTAAAAACATACAGTGATAATGTAGCTAGACAAATAGCTGAATTTAAACAACAAAAGAGTATGGCGTTATAGTCATACTCTTTACTAAACTTTAATATTATGCCATTAACAGGAAAATATCTTAAATACTCTCCAAAGATTACTTTAGAAATATTTACACTAATTTGGGACAAATTAATAGAATGTAATTGGAAGCATAATAACGAAGGAAATAATTATGATATCAAAAAAAGATATACAGAATTAAAATCCGGAAATTATTATTTGTTAGAATATAAGGACAAAACATTTGCAACACACACGATTGGACATTCATATACATCAAGTCCTTCGGAAACCACTGTTCAAGAAATTCTTGGATATGACCCATTTGTTAAAGAAGACTTTTTATTGCCAAGAAATTGGGTTTGTAAAATGACAAGTGAATCAAAAGACACACTCAATAACTATAGAAAAAATATTGTAAGATATGATAGCGGAGATTGCAGTTGGGATTATATGTTACCAGATGGATCTGGGGGATTTTATAAAGATGGTGTTGAAATTACTTTCGATCAATTCAAAAAATATGTTCTTAAAGAAAATGTTGAAGTAACTAAAGAAAAAGTTGTTGAAGAAGTTATTCCAGAATATGTTGAATGTATTCAAAAATTAAGTCAAATTGAAATTGGTAAAATATATAAAATTGAAAACAATGTTGTTGCTGGAGCTTACGCATGGAAAACTACGCAATTTAAACCCTCGACCAAAGAAGCTTTTGATGCACAAAATCAACCCAAACAACCATTAAAACAAGCTGTCCATTGTAAGACTCAAGAAGAATATAAGTTTACCAAAGAAACTCTTGGCGTAACATTTAATTCTAATGCATATATAGCTGGTGAATCAATAATTCCACTAGATGCAGTAGGCTGTACAATAAATCTAAATAGATTTGGTCATTCGATATATAATGATTATAAGCTATTATCTTTCCAAGAATGGTGTGATTTAAATGGATATAAAATGGAAAAAGAAGTTAAGTTTGAGGTTGGGAAGTGGTATTGGTTTGCAATATCCAGTACTAATAATTCATTTTTTAGGATTATAAAATGCTCTGCAATTGAAAGTAATAAAGTAAGGGCGGATTATTGGCTAATGAATCAAGATGCTAAAATTGGTAATAAATCGCCAAACGAATGGATGTTAAGCAGTATATATTCTTTGAAAGAACTTTCTATCGAAGAAATCCAACAATATTTACAAGATGGACATGTTGATAAACTCGCACCAGTAATCCAACAAGCAAGAGATATGCAAAAATCTAATCAAGAATTTAAAGCTGGAGATTGGATAGTTGCAAATTCTACCGGATGGAATGATACAGCTCATAAGCAATTTAAAACTGTTTACAAACAAAATGAGTTAATGCAAATTAAATCATTTTCAAAAATGAGCAATGGACAAGACTTTAATGTTGCTATAACTCATGGTGGAAATGTAGTTTATATTGATAAATATAAAGAAAAGTTTCGTCATGCAACTCCAGAAGAAATAAATAATCATTTAATTTCTATTGGACAAATTCCAGCAGGTGAGCCATTAAATACTGGTATTGAGCCAAATAAAGATGGTATGTTTAAATATACCACTGGAAATAGCTACAATAAAGATTTCTCAACAAGTGTAATTCCAGTTAAACCAATTTCAGCGGAAATTGAATTTAATTATCTCCCAGAACCAAAGTAAATAAATAAATTTTCATTAATAAATAAACAAACAATTAAATTTTAGAATTATGAACAACAAAGTAGAAGCAGCTCAAGGAGCAAATGTGTTTAGCGCGTTAGTAGGTAAAATCATGTCTATCCTTAAATTGGATGATGCGGGTAAATTAGAGAAATTCTTTGCTGGCGAAGTTAAGACCATTAAAAATGGTATTAAAGCCATTGAAATGAATAAACAAACCGCCGCATTACAACATGAAATGGCATTATCGGAAGTTGATAGCCAAATTGAAGATGCAGAAGAAGCATTGGCAGATTCATATACTGCTGTAACAGTTGAAGAAATCAACAGCAATGATGCAATGAAATCTTTTAGTGCTAAATATTGGGATAATATTGATGCTAAAGAACTTAAACTTCAATCATTGAAAGATGATCGTAAAGCAAAAGTTGAGGCCTATGATAAAGCTCTCGAAGCTCGCAATAACAACATTGCCAAACAAGAAGCTCGTATTGCAGCTATTTCATAAATAAATTAAATAATTAGCTTCTATAAATCGTAGAAGCTAATTATAATTCTTTTAAAATATGGATTATATAACATTTTGGAAACAAAAGGAACAATATGGTGAAAATCGTATTGCAAGAATGATTGAGAGAAAGAACATTCGTAAAGAAAAGTCTTCAATAATTCATCAATGTGAATCTTGTAAAAAATATTTTCCACATAAATTATCAAAAATAGAAAATCCATATTACAAAGAAATGCACGATTCAATAGTAATGGTTAGAATGTGTGACGATTGTTATGAAGATTCTTGTGGAGATATTTAAAATCATTGCGAGTTAGCTCAGTGGTAGAGCCTGGATGTCGGAAGTTCGATTCTTTCGCTCGCTACAAATCATTTTTACTAATTTTTTAAGTCTCCGTAAATAATATGAATGAAATTCTATCAATAGGATTAAATATCTCAATATTCTTTTTAATATGGGCATTAATAAATTTTATATTAAAGAAAAATCTTCCAAGAGCGTTTAAAAATAAAAGGCAAAATTGGAATTATAATTTTTGGCTACATAATTCAGAATATGGAGCAAGTTATCTTTGTAGTATATATTTCTTTAAATTATTACTTACATTAACAGCTATATCCTATAGCATTATTTTTATAAGATTTTTTCAGTCATAGTGAAGTACAGTAATATTATTTTTTAAACATGAATGATGAATGATGAAAATTGGAAACCAGTTAAAGATTATGAAGGAATTTATGAAATTAGTGATCTTGGAAACATAAAATCTCTTTCGAGGGAGATATATAATGGTCACAATATTTATATTTCAAAAGAAAGAGCTTTAAAACCTGATATAAATGGGAATGGATATTTAAATTATAATTTACATAAAAACGGAATTAGAACTAATAAAACAATACATCAAATTGTAGCTATTGCTTTTTTAGATCATGAACCAAATAAACACAGATTAGTAGTTGACCATATCAATGGAAATAAACTAGATAATAGAGTTACAAATCTACAAATTGTAACAAATAGAGAAAATACAACAATTTGTTTTAAAAAAACATCAAGAAATCTTACAAGTAAATTTATAGGAGTTTCCAAAGTTAAAAATTACAACAAATGGCATGCTAGAATTTGTATTGATGGCAAATTGAAACATATAGGTTATTTTGATTCAGAACAAAATGCATCAAACGCTTATCAAGAAATATTAAAATCTATTTGCTGCGAATAATAGTAACAGTATAAATAGTTGGAGCTAAATACCAATTTTGAGAAATCTGAATAAATTAGTGAGTATTTATACAAGAAAAATAATAGAACAAAGCGCATTATTATTAAATCCTTAGCGCAAAGGTAATCGTATGAATAATGGAATCGTATTAACAGTAAATTTAGTAGGAACATTAGGTAAAAATGTAGTCAAAGAAGAAATAGTGAATATCCGTCATGGAGAATCGCTATTGGCCAAGACTATTGAATACAGAGGTCAAGAACAGACTAAATGTGTTCGTAAGACAAACATTTCTGAAGAAGTAATTAAGGGCTGGGTTGGTAGTAAATCGCCATTCTTCGTGAAAGAATTCATTTGGAAAAACATGTCAAAAACTCAGAGATTGAAAGCTTGGGTTGAAAGATTTGATGAAGGTTTTGGTGTTCAATATCAAGAATTGTAATCATGATAATTGCAGAAATGATTGGAATGCCGTTTGTAATTGAAAAAGATTATTTCTACGAAGCAAAAAGTAAATGGGAAGAATTATGGTTTAAAATACCAGAATATGAAATATCTTTATACAAAAAGTATTTTTATGAAATTCGCAAATCTTTTACTGAAAGAAAAGTTTTTAAATCTTTTTATGAAATGGAATTAGAAAAAATTAATATTTAGTGAAATGAAAATAAAATTAATTAATAGAAAGTATATTATAGCTAATAAATTTTTTAGATTTGAAAGTATGACTGGAATTGAATTTATAGGCTATAAAATTGCTGTTGGAAAATATGAGATTAGATTTTTCATGAAATAATAATTTTGATTTTTAAAGAGTGATAAGCCATGAGTAGCCGTGAGGTGAAAGTGGCTTTAATAATTTTAAATAAATAATAAAATGAAAATAGCAAATTGGACAATTGATAGTGCGTATTTCCAAGACGAAGTAAATAAATTCATTTCAGAAAATTTTATCTATCAAAATAACATTATATCTATCACACAACATGATGGATTTACAACATTGTGGTACTTTGAAAAAATTAGACAGGAATTATGAAAATATTTCTGCTTAATACCATACATTTAATCGGCTCAATAAATCCAAAACGAGCTGATAATATTGTAAGAAATTCAAGAGTTATTGAAAGAGAGAATAAACCACCTTATTTTATATTAAATACTAACAATAAATAATTATGAGCTACGGTATAGGAATTGTAATTCCAAAAGAAGATTTATCTAAGGACAAAATAAGATATGATTTTTGCGATTGGACACTTCCGATAACAAATAAAATATGTCCAAAAGACTGCAAAAAGGCATTTATAAAGTGGCACAAGGAATTTAAAGACGAATTAAAACAAACTTCTATAGATCTTCTCAGAACAGCTCCATGTGACTGCGTATGCGTTATAGATTCTGATGGAAATTTTGAAAATCTAAACAGATCAAACTATAAATTATCAAGTGAAGCTGACATTAATAAATATTTTAAAAAATAAATTATGTGGAAATCAATTATTGAAAAACTATTTTGCACTCACTCATGGAAAAGTCATGCAAAGAATCTGTATCCAAGCAATTCTGTTAATAATAACAGATTTGAACAGACCACAGAAGTATTAATCTGTCAGAAATGTGGTAAAATTAAACAAATAAATTATTAAAATGTATGATTTGGTAAAAAAATACTATAAATTCCCATTAAGCCAATTTAGTTCATATATTCTTGATGCAAATAACAATATGTGCTTAATGTATATTTCTTGTGGAATTGATAAAGAATCTAAACAAAGATTTTTAGATGTTCTAAATGGAATAAAAGGAATTGTATTTAACTCTGAGAAGCATGTATTCTCAATTAAAAATGGAGATATATTTTCAGATGATAATAAATTTATGATTGTTCGAGGATGGGGAAGATTACAATATATTAAAACTGACAAACCAGAAAAAATTCAAGATGAATTTGGACAATGGGTTATTGATACTTTAAATAATTATAATTCAACATTAAATTAAAAGATATGAATGATATTTTAAATGCAAAAGAAGAATTATTGAAAACTCTAAAAGAATATAATCTTACAATAAAATGCGCTAAAATAACTTATGGAGAACAATGGGATGATGAAGAAAAAGTCCCAGAGTATATTTTGAAAGTAAATTACAATGAAGAGGATTATGCTAAATTCTTAAATGAAATAAATTTTGATTACGATTCTGGGTTTGGAGGACAAAGATTATTTGGAGAAGTTTGGCTAACAAATGGCACTTGGCTATCTCGTAGAGAATACGATGGTTCTGAATGGTGGGATTATAATGTTCTTCCAGAAATTCCAAAAGAATTACTTAATGACTAAAAAAGAAATATCTAGACAATTAATTAAATCTAAATGTGAGGAATTATTTGATAATTATAAAGCTATTTTGTTAATTTTTGCTACAGGCGTTGGAAAATCTTTTAATGCAATAAATCTGCAACAACGAGTAAATGCTAAAAAAACATTTATTTGTGTTGCGGAAATTTCACACATCAAAAATTGGCAAGATGAATATATAAAACATGGATTTGAGGAATTATTAAAGTCAACAGAAATATTTTGTTATGCTTCGCTAAAAAAGTATAGAAATAAATCATGTGATATATTAATACTCGATGAGGCACATCATTTGACATCCGACAGAATTGATACAATTAAAACAATTCCAAGAAAAGCAACTATTGGATTATCAGCTACAATGTCAGATGAAAACCAATACGACTTTGCATTAGCGTCTGGTGGACACAAAAGTTATATAATTACTATGGAAGAAGCCATTGAGATGGAAATTCTTCCTAAACCAAAAGTTTACTTAATAGGCTTAGAATTAGATAATTCAAATAAGTCTGAAACTATTAATTTTAAACGTGGTAAGAATATAAAGGAAATTCATTGTGACTATCTTCAAAGAAACACTTATATATATGCTAAAAGTAAATATCCTACATTAAATTTAATTATACATTGTACTCAAAAAGAAAAGTATGACTATATAGATGCAGAATATAATAGAGCTGCAATGTATAAACGTACTGGATGGTTGAGATATGGTGGAGTTAGAAAGAAATATTTAAGTGATTGTAAAACTAATAAAATTAAAGAATTATGCGAAAGTATTAAAGATAAAAGATTTATATGTTTTTGTGGAAGTATAGAACAAGCTGAAGAAGTAAATTCAATTAATTGTATTCATTCAAAGAAAGAATCAACTAAGATAATTAATGCCTTTAATTCGAAGCAAATAAACTCGATATATGCCGTTAAAAAGTTGGTTGAAGGCATGAACTTAACTGACATACAAGCTGCAATTATAGGGCAGCTAGATGGCACTGAGAGACCGTTTATTCAAATGACTGGAAGATCACTTAGGGCTGAATTTCCTGAAGTCTATGTGCTATTCTTTAAAGATACGAAAGATATAGATTATTTAGAAAATGTAACTAATAATATTCCTCAAGAATATATTAACTATTTATAATCATGAAAAGACAAGAAGGTTTTTATTGGGGTAAAGTAAAAGATAATTGGGATATTTACTACTGGAGTGGATATTCTTGGAGAACTCTTGGACCAGATTGCGATTGGGAAGAAGAATTTTTTAATGAAATTGATGAAAAACAAATTAAAAGAGAATAAAATATGACATTATCAGAATATGTAAGAAATATATTAAACAAAATAAAAGATGAATATAAAGGTTCGGATAAAAATGTAATAAGACATTTATGTATATATTGGCATAATGTTGGATATTCATATTCAAATATATCCAATGTATCTGATAAAGATTTTATTCAAGAAGTAAATAAACAAGTAGATGAGCAATAATCTATTACAAATTGATAAATCTGTTCTCAAACAATATAATATAAGACTAACTGAATATTTCTTCATGATGATACTATTGTATTATCCCAACACAAGAATATCAATAGACTTATCAAATTTGCTTGAGAATGGATTTATTATTGAAAATGATGTTGGATATTCATTAACTGATATAGGATTAAGTTTTATTAGTGAAGTAGAAACTATGTCTGTTGATAAGAAAATATCTAATAAAGATGTTGAGAATTTGGCTGAGCAAATGAGATTGTTATTTCCTGAAGGTAAAAAGCAGGGTACAACAAAGTATTGGAGAGACAATAAATCAAATGTAGAAGCTAAATTAAAGACATTTTTTAAGAAATATGGTCATTATGATTCAGAATTAATATTAAAAGCTACGCAAAAGTATGTTGATAGTTTTGGGGATAGCAAGCAATTAATGCGGACGATTATATACCTAATTGAAAAGGATGGAAGTTCTGACTTAATGACTATTATAGAAAATATTGATGAAGTAAAAAGTGATGCTAATAATGAATTATGGGGCAGTAAATTAATGTAATGAGTGAATTAAAACTATTTGACAGAGTATATAGAGATATAAAAGGTCGTAGAGAAAAAATTCTTTCAGGTAAAATCAATTGTATTCCATGCACATTTAGTAGATTTAAAACGGAATGGCCTGGTATAGAGCAAGGTAGATATTATTCTGTGACGGCGCAACAAAAGGTTGCCAAGACTCAATTTACCGACAAGGTATTTTTGTACGATCCATTCTTTTATGCATTTAACAATCGAGATACAATCAGGATAAAGATAATCTATTTTAGCCTTGAGATTAGCGCAGAAGAGAAGTATAAGCAGTTTATATGTCACCTACTGTACGTTCTATCAAAAGGCAGAATTAGAGTCTCTCAGAGAGATTTAAATTCAGTTATACAAGATAGTCCAATAAGTCAAGAAGTTTTAGATACCTTAGGTTCAAATGAGTATAAAGAATATTTTAAATTCTTTGAAAAATGCGTAGATATCATCTCTCACATTAGAAATCCTACCGGGATGCATGAATATGTAAAGCAATATGCTAAAGAACATGGACATTGGGAATACAAAGAGATTGACTGGAAGGAATTTGATGGTTCTATAACTAAAAAGAAGGTTAAAGATTATTATATCCCAGACGATCCAGATGAATATGTTGAGATAATAACGGACCATGTTAGTTTAATAACTTCAGAATCAGAAGATGGTAAAGCTCTAGGGCTTCATGGAAGTATGGGTAAGTTATCTTCCAAATATATGATTAGTTGGAGAGATGATTTTAAATATATTCCGATCACAGTCCATCAACAGGCTTTAAGTGGTGAATCTACTGAAAATGTAAAATTGGGTAAATTAAAACCTTCTGTAGCTGATCTTGGTGACAATAAAATGTTATCACGCGATGTCAATATGATGTTTGGATTATTTAGTCCATACAGACATGGAATACATGATTACATGGGATATTCAATTGATAAGTTTGAAGACAATATTAGATTTCTTGAAATAATGATATCTAGAGAAGGCGGTGGTGGGATGACATGCCCATTGTATTTCGATGGAGCAGTTAATTTTTTTAGAGAATTACCATTACCAGGAGATGGCATTGGGATAGCGAAGGTTTATTCTATGTTAGAAAGTATAAGACAACCCAAAAAGGTTGCAATGTTTTTATATAAAAATAATGATGAATTAAAAAAGAAGAGGAGGAATATATGGCAAAAGTTATCGGCATTTTTGGGATGTCAGGCGAAGGAAAAACAACAAGTACAATAATCAATCCAGATGGAAGTTTTGATTTTAGTAAAGAAGGCTACAAGGGAATGAACCCTGAAAGTCATTTTATTATTAATCTTGACATGAAAGATGTTCCATTCCCAGCAGGAATGTGGAGCATTGAGAATAAAAATATGATTGTTACTAGTGATATTAAGCAGATAGTAACTGCTTTAACTTGGGCATCAAAAAATCCTGCTATAAAATCAGTAGCATTAGACACAATTAATTTATATCTTGCATATAAAGAGTATAATGATAGAAAGAAATTGTCTTTTGATAACTGGAGGGACATCGCTAATGACCTTATAGAAATTAATACAATGTGTAATACTATTCTCAGACCAGATCAGATAGCTTATATTATGGGTCATGTTGAATTGATTACAGATGTGAATGGTAAGGAAAAGAAAGTTTTAAGTGTTATCGGTAAGAAGTCTAAAAGACAAATGCCTGAAGGATTCTATCCAATATGCTTATTTACAAATATGGAATGTGATGGAGATGGCAATAATACATTTACTTTTGAGACTAGAGCTAATCAATCATCAGCTAAGACTCCAATTGGAATGTTCAATGACTTCTTAATTCCAAACAGTCTTAGGTTGGTCGATGACACTGTTCGTAATTATTATAAAATGTAATTATGAATATATTTTATTGTATAGGAAGTTGTGAAGGGCAATTAATTTATTGTCATCATTTCATTCCAGAGGAAGAAATTAAATAATGAGTGATTGGGCAAATAAAGCTAGACAAAGAAATTGGTTATTAATGAGACTTGTGGGGAGTGTATCACTATTTGGTAACAGGTCGGTCGTTACGCCAAAGGAAGCATTAATAATGGCTGAAATACACGTAAATATATTAAAGCTAATAAATAGTTTTAGTGATAATTCTAAGCAGTTAGGATTTAAGGTAAAAGATAAAGTTGAAAAGCAATGGGATTAGGTAATTCAGTTATCAAAAGTTTAGAATCAGATAGAACTAAACTAAATACGAAAATAGCCAGACTTTATGCTAAAAGACAAAAATTAGTAGACCAACTAAATAGTCAAATATACTACACAAACGGTCAAATCGAGGAGATAAATAAGAAATTAATAGAATTTAATAAACAAAACAATTAGAAGATGAGTATAAGTGCTGGTCAGGAGACAAAAGAGACGCAAGGTGGAGCTAGATTAATGACTGGGTTAGTACCAATGATGGTAGTAGCAGTTAATCCATCAAAAAAAGAATTAGAACAAATTTACGGACGTGATTTAGATAAAGAGCCAGAGTATCTTTCAGCCGATGAACAAGGTGTAAAAAAGTTACGTATTGACTTTATTATGAAAACTGTTGTAAATGACAAATTAGGATGTAATGAAGAGATTATTACTAAAGTGCCATTCTTCCTGGATGATAAACCAGCATATACTTCTGATGGAAGTAAAGTATATATGCTTAATCTTTATGGGGAGAATGCATGTATTCCAGTAGAAGATGCTAAGAAGAATACAGTGCCAGAGAATATGGCTTGGTATAACACAACTAAAATGCGTCCGGCATTTCGTGGCGAAGTAGAATTGGTTGGATTCCTTAAACAATATCTAGGAATTCCTAATCGTGCATTTAAAGATAAAGTTATTCCAGATGTAACCAAAGCTGAAATTCAGCTTGAGAAGATTAAAAGTTATTTCAATGGTGATATTAAAGAGTTTGTATCAGTTGTAAACTTACGTAAAGCAACTAACATTGTATTATTAGCTGGTGGAGTACGCACTAACGATGATAACAAACAATATCAAGCTTGGTATTTAAAGAAGCCATTGAAATATGGTACAACTAATCTTGAATATATAAAAAGAGATATTAAGGAACGTCAATCACAAATGAATGTAGACTTTGGACCAGAAGACCTTAAATTTAGAGTTTATACTAATGAGCCAACAGTTTTTGAAGGCTCGCCTAATGCAACTACAGTAGCTGGTGACGACCCATTTGCATTAGCAATGAATACTGGAGTTCCAGCGAATGCTGAATCAACTCCACCAGATGATTTTTGGAATAATTAATCAATATAAAAGAAAGGAGGATTACTGTGAATTTTGAAGTTCAAGAAGTAGACGAAGACATGACAGAAAACTAATGTCAATGTGAAAAAAGGTTTATAGTAGCAAGTTCTTAAACAAGAAACCTTGAACCCTTACTAGAAGACATAATGATCGGAAGGGGTGACAGACCAAGAGGTAATTCTCTAGGAGCGCTTTAATTTAAGAGGATGGCATATGGCGGAATTGGTAGACGTTTAGGTAGAAGTCCTATTTGTGAGATTAGCTCAGAAAGTAATTATTCATTCAGGTTCGAGTCCTGATATGCCAGCAAGTATAAGTAACTAACAATTAAAATAACATAATAAAATGATAAATAAAATTATAGAAATATTTTACCCATTTACAAATGATATAGATAAGTTTGTATTAAAGAATAAGGCTTCATGGTTTTCTAATAAATATAGAGATGTTTTATACTCTGGAAATGGTGGAAAAACTTTTAAAGAACTGCTGAGAGCTGAAAGACCTTTATTTGAACATGGAGATTCTATATTGGAATATAATTGGTCATTTACAAATGAAACATTTAATTGTGAAGATAAAAGCTTTTCGGAATATAAAGATAAATTTAAATGCTTAGAAGATATTAATGATTACATTAAAAATCAATACAATATATATCTAGATGGAAGAAAAGATGTTGAAATTAAGAGAAAAAGATATTTAAATAAATTAAATGAAAATATACAATAAATTAAAATAACATGGAAGAAATTAAAAACAAAAAATTCAAATTCACAGAACTTTATTATCAATTTCCAAAGATGATTGAATTAGAAATAATTGGTGAAGACTTTAGATTTAATATACAATTATATGAATCACCATTTGGAAATTGTCAAACATTCACTATTGGAAGTGCATTTAAACTAAAAAATTGTAATAAAGAAGAAATTATAGAATTATTCAAATTGATATATAATAAATTTGGTAGACAGCAAGTGCTTATTGATTTAAAAGAAGAGCATAATGAAGAAACACTAAAAGCAATTGAGCATATTATTATAAACAAATACTCAACTCGATATGTAAGTACAAATGGTAGTCATATGAATTTAAATCTTATACAGTTAAAAACAAGTTTATTAAGTAACGAATAAAATAACAGAAAATGAAATTAAAATGTATTAATCAAGGAAATTTTAAAAATATCACTCTTGGAAATGAATATCAACTACTAGAAGAGAGTGTTGATCTTTATATCATAATAAACAACGGTGGAGTTAGTGCGAGATACTCAAAAGATTATTTCGAAGTAATCCCAGAGCAAATTCCAGATATTATTGAAGATGTTGAAGAAGTTGGAGTTGTAGAAGATGAAATTGAAGTAGAATTTGATACCGATGATAGCGATAGCGATATTGTATGTTCAATAAATGACAATATAGTAACTTTAGACTTTTATGAAGTAGCTTCAAATTGTGGAGTTAAATCATATCATAGAATGAATTATTTATTTGAAAATTGTGACCACAATCCAGTATTATTTGAAAAAGTAATCACGGCTATAATTGAAGAAGTCATTTACAGAAACAATTCATGTATGTTGATTTTTTCAACAAATAACACTTATCCTGAAATATGGACAGCTTTAGATAAAGTTATGGATTTTAGCAGTAAATCTGTAGAAAATCCTAATTCAGATTTACAAGTAAAACTTTGGATAAAATACACCAATTAATATGCCAAATAAAAAAATAAATATTTGGCAATTGCTATCCAATTATCCACAATCAGATATCAACTGCTCTACTCACAGGAATGGAAGTGGAGATACGGTAATGGGGATGGAAGAAATAAAAGAAGCCATGTTAGATTTTGGCAAACAATTATTAGAATTAGCTGCTGAAAATGCTAAATGTATATATGTCCCACATCCACACAAAGAATATGATAGAGAGATATGCTTGGGTGTAGATAAACAATCTATTTTAAACACAATTAATCAAGTAGAATAATATGCCAATATCAAATGGATTTCCAACGGTAGAAATATCGTTGGATTCCATTCTTGATTATAAAACAGAATTAGATATACTTAACTTTTATATTGGAGTAGATAATTTGCCAATAATGATTAGTTCACCGCTAAGAGAAGATAGAGGACCGTCATTTAGACTTGATTACAATGAAAATGGTAATATAAGGTTTTATGACTTTGGTGGAACAAATCAAAAAGGTGGAATATTTGACTTACTTATGGATTTATATAAACTTACATTCTCAGAATGTCTAGAAAAGGTTTATGGTGAAATGATATTAGGTCATGATTTAGTAAAAATAAAACGCAATACTTCAATAAAAAATAATTCTGTTCATAAATCAGAAATATCCAAGATAAATGTAAAAGTAAGACCATTGAGGAATCACGATTTAGAATTTTGGGGTAGTGGTGGAATAACAGAAGAATGGTTATCTTTTGGAGATATACATCCTATATCTCATATGTTTATAACTAAGAATGGAAATGACATGGTTATTCCATGTGAGAAACACGCCTATGCTTACATAGAGTTCAAGGATGGACTTCCAACGTATAAGATATACCAACCATTCAGTGAGAATTATAAATGGCTTAATAACCACGATAGGTCTGTATGGGATTTATGGAGTAAATTACCCGAATCTGGTGAGAATATAATCATTACTTCCAGTAGAAAAGATGCTCTAACTATATGGGCTAATACTGGAATACCATCAACAAGTGGTCAAGCTGAATCTGTAACATTTAAAGGTAATGTTATGGATCAGATTAAATCAAGATTTAAAAATGTTTTTGTATTATACGACAATGACTTTGATAAACCAGAAAACTATGGTAGAATTTATGGAAAAGAATTGGCTGATAAGCATAATTTAATTCAAATAGAGATACCAGAATATTATGAATCAAAAGATCCTTTTCAGTTTAGACAAAAACATGGAGAAGAAATATTTAAAAATACATTTAATTTTTTAATTAACGGAAAATAAATTATACAATGGAAATAGATATAAAAGAATATTTGTCAGATTCTGAGATAAAAGATATTTGCAAAGAAGTGGTTAAGTCTCACATAAAAACAGTATTAGGTAATGAAAGAACTTTTGTAACTACATTTACAAAAAGACTTGCTAAAGATGAAGTACAAGAGTTAATTCCCAATTTTAAAGAATTAATTAATGAACATATCCAAGAACAAATCAAAACTATAACTCTTGGAGATTTCTTTGCTACATCATTTGGTTGGAGATCTGATGGAAATAAGATTTTTAATGGTATTTTATCAAATAACAAAGATTTAATTGAAGCTAAAATCAGAGATATTTTTAAATAAATAATATGCTACCAGAATTATACGAAAAATATAAACACCTTGAAGATTTAAAAATCTTTTGGGGTGGTAAGTCAAAAAAGATTACAAATGTAAGAGAATATCTTGAGAGATATTTCAAGAATGGAACTAAAGGTTCATATTATAAAGATGGAACTATTCAATGCTATCCACAAAGAAATAGAAGTTTCTATGATTTATTCTTTATAGTAAAAGCTAGATTTAAAGAAATTACTGAAGAAGAATTAGCATTTCATTTAATTAATTTATTTGAAAATAATAATTTAAGATTTGTTCCATGTGGAGATGTTTGTAAAACAACATTTTTTGTGTCTGAAATGCATAATTACGGATATAATTGTCATGAGAAAGGAAGAGTTTATTTTAAATCTGATTCTAAGCAAAAATATGGAAATGAATTATCTTTTGTAGAAATTGAAGAATTAGCTGAAAATTACAAACAACAACAAATTATAAATAACTAATAATGAAAGAAAATGAAGTTCAATTTGTGTCCGTCTATGGAACTCTCCGTAAAGAATGTGGTGCAAATTATAAAATGGATAATGCTGAATTTATTGGTATGTCTAAAGAAAATGTAAACTTTAAAATGTTACATTTAGGTGGCTTCCCAGGATTAGTAAAATCTGAAGAAAAGAATGAATTAATCTTTGAGACATATAAAATCAAAGATAATGATAAAGATACTTTAAGGACTCTTGACCAATATGAAGGTTATCCATCATTCTATGATAGATGTGAGATTGAATTAGAGAATCTTGGAGTAAAAAGTTGGGTTTATTATCTGAAAAATGATAAAGAATACAGTAATGGCAATAACCAAATAATTTCAGGCGACTGGATGAATCAATAAATTATGAAATATTTAAAAGGATTTGTAGTTGGAGTTATTTTTGAATATTTAATTAAAGTAGATTTTCATATTCCATCATTAATAGCAATGATTTTAATAATAATTGGTATAATATTAAACGAACTAGATGAAACAAAAATATTTAAAAATAAGAACTAAGAATCATACAGCTCAACCTCTCAAAAACTTAATAGAGGTCAATGGTAGGGCAGTATTTCGTTTAGGTAGTCTAACACCTACTGAAGAAATATTCCCTCGCGGCGTGGCTTTAAATAGGCCCATTATTGAGATTAACACAGCAGAGGCTTGTCATAATAGTGGTAACAAGATTTTAATGAAGGAGTGTTTTGATGAGTTAAATATAAAATCAGCTGAATGGGATGTTGTAGAACAACCAGACGGAGAAGTTACCAATTGGGAGATCTTTCCAGCTATAATTAAACATAAAAACTCAGCAAAAGGAGAAGGCATTTACATGATTAATTCTATTGAAGAATATGAGGATTTTATAAATGACAAAAATAGACTTTATGATTATATTATTGAAAAATACTATAATTATTCTAAAGAATATCGTCTTCATGTAACAGAAGATGGTTGTTTCTATACTTGTCGCAAAATGCTTAAAGAAGATGCTGAAGAACGCTGGCATCGTCATGATATGAATTCAGTATGGATAGTTGAAGAAAATCCTTTGTTTGAAAAACCAAGTAATTGGGCTTATATCGAAGCTGAATGCGTAAAATCATTAAATGCTGTTGGATTGGATGTTGGAGCTTGTGATGTAAAAGTTCAATCTGAGAAAGGTCATGATAGAGTTGGCAATCCAGAATTTATTATTTTGGAAATTAACTCAGCTCCATCATTTGGATTAACAACATTAATTAAATATGAAGAACAACTTAGAAAAATGTTAAATGGTAATTAATGCATTAAATTATAAAACAGTTTACAGTTGGTCAATAAATAATAAGGCGGAAGAGGTTAGAAGAAGTGCTGCATGCTTCTCTACTTTATATGGTGAGACTTTTAGAGAAATGCAAAATAAAAAAACTAATTTTGGTAATATAAATATTAAAGTTTATTTTAGCAGAGATAGAAATCAAGATGCTGAAGATAATTATTGCTTATTAAATGATATTGAGCTAAAAGAATATATTGAATGGATTAAAAAAATCACTAAATTCAATATTAGATTGTCCAATAAGATTAAAATAGCTGATTCTTGTAATGATTTAAATTATAAAATGCTTTCTATAAAATTCACTAAAAGAATGCCATATGAAATCAAATTAATCTGTGCTTTAGTTAGAAATCTTTATGAATGTCCGTATAATATAATGGTCAAAACTGCATTTTTATTGAAAAATCATGAAGAATATGCAAATTTAGATTTTACTGAAAGACTTTGTATTGCAATAAATTCTATAGCTGGATATAATACTGGGCATTCTACATTTCAATATGAAGGAGTAGATTTTTATAATGATAAATCATTAAGAAATAGATATTGCAAAGCTGCTAGAACTGAAATGAATGTAAATGGATTCATGTTGAAAAATAATAGATTAGTCTATGATAGAAATTACTTTGATAGTCATGATCGAGATGAAGATGATGAAGATATTACAATATTTGATTCATTGGAAGAAGATTATATTTCAGATGAATACATGAAAATACTACAGAAAAACTATAAAATAATGAAAAATAACAATGGATAATAAATTAATAAAAGTATATGTAGTTGGTGGAGATACTTCTTATACAAATTTATTCTTAGATAAGATTGAGATTGTGTCAGAAATTAAAGATGCTAATGTAGTACTCTTTACCGGTGGAGAGGATGTCTATCCTGGAAACTATGGAGAGGAAGTTGGTAAATATACTAGCTACAATAGGACTAGAGATAAATTTGAAACTTCTGAATTTCTTAAAGCAAGAGATTTAGGTAAGTTTCTATTAGGCATATGCAGAGGAAGTCAACTTATAACTACTTTATCTGGTGGAGGGTTAGTGCAGCATGTATCTGGCCATGGAATATCTGGTACTCATAAAATTCATTTAATAAATGAAAAAGTTGATATAGATATTACAAGCACTCATCATCAAATGATGTGGCCTTTCTGGTTAGATAAATCAGAATATACAATATTAGCAAAAGCTAAAGACAATTTATCTTCAACTTATTTAAATGGAGATGATTGCGAAAAGAATTTGCCAGTAGATTTTGTAGAGCCAGAAATAGTCTATTATAAAAAGACTAATGCTTTGTGTATTCAAGGTCATCCTGAATATATGCCAAAAGATTCTAGTGCTGTAAAATATATAAACGTTCTTATCAGAGAGTATTTGGAAGATACAGTAGAGATTCCATATAAAGACTTAGATTTAGCTAAAGCACCTAATGTGGATGATGGAGTTTTAAGACAAATAAACAACATAAATATTCAAAGAGTTGAATTGAATGACATAGATTGGAATGCTCAAAGAGTTCGTTTAAATGATGCTTTTGCAAATGCTGTAAATAATATTCAAGTTGCACCACAAAGACAAAGAGTTCGTAGAGAAATTGATCATTTAATAGAACCAGATGATTTCTTTTGATAATTATAGTGTAAAATAATAACAAAATTTTAAAATATGCAAGAAATATTTCAATATAAAAACATTACAATTGGGACAGACCCAGAATTTTTTATACAAAATAAAGATGGTAAATTAATTTCTTCAATAGGAATAATCACTGGGACAAAAGACATTCCTAATAGATTAAAACATTTAGGAGCTGGATTTGCTATTCAATGCGACAATGTTCTGGGAGAATTCAATGTGCCTCATGGATACACAGCTAAAGAAGTTGCGAATAATATAGCAATTATGAAAGCTTATATTACTGGATTCTTAGAAAGTAGAGATTTACATCCAGTATATGCAGCATCAGCAGTTTATGATGATGACCAAATCCAATCAGATGAAGCTAAAGAGTTTGGTTGTAGCCCAGATTACAATGCTTGGACTAATGGTGTTAATCAAAAGCCAGAAGGTGCTTCTACCAATCTTAGGTCAGCAGGAATGCACCAACACATTGGGTATGATAACAAATCAGCCAAACGTTCAAGAGATATTATTAAAGCTTTAGATGTATTTGTTGGAGTTCCATCAGTAATTATTGATACTGATACTAAACGTAGGAGTTTATATGGTAAGGCTGGGTGCTTTCGCCACACGATTTTTGGGTGCGAGTACAGAACTCCATCGGGATTCTTTTTGAGCGATCCTAAACTTACAGAATGGTCATTTAATCAAATATTTGAAGCTATAAACTATTTAAATGAATTTGGTATCGAAGAAATCAATAATGACAAAGATTGGATTGTAGAGACAATCAATTCTGGAAATATTGATGAGGCTAAAAAGATAGTATCAAAATATAAAATTAATCTAAAATATTAATATGAGCCCAATAGAATTAACTGATTTGCATAAATTTAAATTATTAGAAATGTGTAAAGTTTTATTTCCTAATTATTATCATCTCAATTTTTATTCAGCACAAAGTAAAGCTTTGCAGATATCAGAGACTAAAAATGATTTAGATTTAATTCATTGGTTTGAATTTGTGATGACGTATCTAGTTGAGAAAATTTTAAATCCAAATCCAAATCATCCAAACAGAGGTTTAGTAGATAAATTTAAAGATTTTTTCTGGCAGACTAATTTATTCATAATGAATTCGAATGAAGGAACTAAACACCCGATTGACTATCTTTACGAACAATTTAAACAACTAAAATAAACTAAATGTGTGGAATCGCAGGATACATAGGAAACAATTTTAATAAATACAAATTCAATATTCTTGGATTATATAATGATTCACGAGGAGGAGACTCTTGTGGTATTGTTACAAGTAATCAAGAAAATGTTGAAGTCTATTATGGACATGATAAAACAAAACTTTATAAAAATTTTGTAGAACTTGGTGGATTAAAAGATGCAAATCTTGAGTCACCAAATTTCGCATTATTACATTGCCGTAAAGCATCAGTGGGTGGGATTAGTCTAGCGACTGCCCAACCAGTGGTGATCAGGGATGAGAATGAAGATATAGTTTTCTCAATGATTCATAATGGAACATTAATAAATTACAAAGAATTAGCTGTAAAATATGGCGTAGATTTTATGCTGTCGGAAACTGATTCTCAGATATTCTGCAAGACAGTTTTTAAAGCTGGATATAAAGTTCTATCAGAGTATGATGGGGCTGGAGCATTTGTATTTTGGGACAAAAGAGATGGTGTTGATACTATAAAAGTATTCAAAGGAGCTTCTTTATTCTATGAGAATGACGCAGCTTTATATATTGAAAGACCATTATTTTGTATTAAAGAAAAGAATTCTTTTTGGTTTTCGTCAATGGAAGAATCGTTAGAATTTGTTAATGATACTAATGCTAAAATTGAATCAGTAAAAAGCAATACTTTAATTACTATTAAAAATGGAAAAGTCATTAGTGAAGATAAAATCAATAGGTCTGATAGAAAGCAATCAGATAAACTAGCTATTAACTGGGAGAAACAAAGAGAATTAAATAGAAAGAATTATCTAACAGCTCAAACATCATTTACAGAAGATGATTATGAAGATGTATGGGGAGCTGAATGGAATAGACATACTCCACAATACTCAAGCGCCTATAGACTTAGTGAAAAGACTAATAAAATATCAGCTTCAACCTATATCAGTAAAGATAAAATATACTTTAATGTTGATGGACTATATTATTTAAATGGACTTCCATGCGATGGACCAATTGAATGTACTCCTGCTGGATTTACTGATGTAACAATGGTAAAGAAAGACATGTATTACTTTGTATTAGGAGTATTAATGTATAGCTATTTTGATTATTTATGTGCAAGTCAATTTGTAAGTCAGAATTTTGCACAAGAAGATTGTGTAGAAATGTATTTAGCTCCATATTCACCAACACCAGTGCCCTGGAGCTTTCTAGATGATAATAAGTTTGTTTATACAGAATTTTATCATTATAACGAAAGACTAAAAGATACTGAGTTATTTAATGGACCATTTGAGCCATACTTTAACTTCAAGAAAGATAAGTATATTGTAAATTCTGGAGAAATTACATGGCATTATGAAATGGCTACTGGCGGATCATATTACACGGCAGATCCAAAAAAAACTGCTTTAGATTTAGAAATATTACATGGTGTAATATCAAAGAATGAATTAAAAAAAATGATTAGAAAAAATTTAAAAACCGTTTATGCGAGAAATTAAAGATATTAAAGTGATAACTATCTTTGGAAATACAGTAAGTAAGAAAAACTGTATTTCCATTAGTGGTGAATATTATGAAAAAAATGTTGATTGCTTCAATGTAGATGGTAGATGGTTTCGCAAGGGAAATCCTAGAATTTATTTTGATGATATTAAGCAAGAGTGGAGAAAAATAACTCCTAATGTAGTAGAAGGTATTGTTAGATATGATGAAGTAGATGACAAGTATATCATTGGTAAATTTGAAAAAGAATTTGAAGCTGATTATTTTGTAGAAACATATTATGGCAAACAAACAGTTTATAGTAAGGAATTGTTTGATAAAATTCCTAAAATGTTTGATGCATTTAACGGAGTATTTTATGACTATAAAAGAGCATATTCAAGAGGTTATGAAAAGTCTAAAGATAAGCAAGGTAATGCTTATATTTACACATTTGAAAGATTATATAATTCTGAAAATTTAATAGGATTATTCTCTCAAGTTGATAATTCTAAATATATAGAAAAATTAATCAATGCAGATAATTATTCTAGACTTTTAGACAAATATTCTTTTGGATTTGAGATTGAAACATCTGCTGGGATTATTCCAGAATATAAGTGTAAACAACTAGGATTAATTCCATTAAAAGATGGCTCTATATCTGGTCATGAATACACTACTATTCCAATGAAAGGAATTGCTGGAGTAAATCTATTAGCTAATCAAATGAAAGAATTAAAGAATAGTTGTTCTATTGATAGAAACTGTTCTGTGCATTTACATCTAGGAGGATTTCCATTAGAAGAATCTAAGATTCTATCATTGTATAATCTTTGCCATGAATTACAAAATGAAATTGGAGAATTATTTCCATATTACGTTTTTAATACTGGTAAATATAAAGGTAACGGTAAGGATTATTGCAAGAAACTTCCACAGAAAATGGATTCTATAGAAGTATTATACAATTTTTTATCTGATGGAAATGCTGACTGGGATAATAGTTTTATGCAACCACATCCTAGTGATCCAAGACGTGATAGAAAGTGGGAAGTCCACAGTCGCTATTACTATTGTAACTTCATTAATATGTTATTTGGTAAAAACGTAAAAACTGTAGAGTTTAGAATTCATAATGCAACAACAAATATTGACAAATTAGTAAATTGGTTACATATTTGTATGGCAATTTTAAACTATGCAGAGAATAATAATGAGTCTGGAAGAAAAACATTAGCGCAGATTATTGAGTATTCATACGATACAAAAACATCAACTATTCTTTGTGATTATATCAAAGAACGTAAAGTGTATAATAAAATGTGTCAAAATAAGTTTAGTGACACTTATGGATATTTTGATTTGATGGATGATAAATCAATGTCATTTAAAACACCAGTAAACTAATATGGCAGAAAATGTAAAAGTTAAGAATGCCAAAAAGGTTGAGTATGATGGAGTGAAGTTTGATAGTGCATTAGAAGTTTTTACATACAAGCAATTAAAGTTATTGGGTGTTGAATTTAATTATGCAGGAGTAGTCTTTGAGATTATTCCTGCATTAGTTTTAAATAAGACTATTGCTTTATGGCCTAATGCTTCAGGAGCTGATAAAAAGACTTTAAGACTTAGGGATAAAATCAAAAAGAAAACTTATACACCCGATTTCACTCACTATTGGAAAGATAAATATTTCATTTGCTGGGAGGCGAAAGGTTGGGCTAATGACGACTTTGTAAGTAAAAAAAAACTTATTATGCAATATCTTGAAAAAAGTGATTGGATAACCCCGGTATTTCTTGAGCCTCATTCACAATTTCAGGTGAAAGAATGTATTGAATTTATTAAAAATTTAGAATAATGAAAACACCAAAAGATTATCTAGCAGAAATGCAAATAGATGATGATATATTATTTAATAGAAATGAAGTTTCGGTTTGGTTATCAGATTTTATTAAAGAAGTTCAAAAAGAATCATATAATCAAGCAATTCAAGATGCATCAGACAATGCAAAAATTGTTGGAGGAGGTTTTTACGGACAATTCGGTAAAGTAGATAAAAATTCAATTCTTAAACTTAAAATAAAATAATTATGCCAGATAAAAAACTAAATGCAATTAAAGAAATAGAATTTAGAATTAATAAGTGTAAAGAAGTATTATCAGATTTGAATATGCCGGACAAGCTAACTGAAATTGACAATTTATTATTTGATATTAATGATTTTATGAATGATTTAAAAGATGAAGAATCCTAAAGAAATATTAAAAGAATTGCCAAAAGCATTTCATACGCTTTCATTATTTGAGATGGAGCAGATTGTATATAATTCCCAAAAGGAAGCCTACAATGAAGCTATATTAGTTTCGGCAAAATATGTAAATTCAGTAGCATTGGACGATAAGGCAATGAGATTTTTGCATAAAACAATTTTAAGTTTAAAAATTGATTAACAACTAAATGAAACAAATTGAAAAATTAAAACAATTATCAAAATCAGTCTTAAATGATAAAGATTACAGTCTAATCTTAAAATTCATTAGAGACCATGATTTTGATAATATTTCAGACATAGTAAGGTCTGAAACGATTAAAGAATATAGATTATGTGAACCAGAGAATATGACTGAAAGATATTGTAAATTGCAAGAAATTAGTTACTTATTAATTGGTTTAGATATAAGTGATACTTATATAGAAAGATGTATAAATTATGATGAGGAATAAGTATGTTGAAAATTAAAAATAAAAAAGTTATAGATTGTTTTGATTGGGATAAATTAGTTAAAGAGACATACAAAAGACCATATCGTTTCCAACAACAAGATAATTGTCAAGGTCGTGGTCAAGTAGAACTCACAATACCAAATACTTCATATGATGAAGAAATGCATGACTCTATACCAGAAGTAATAAATGGAGAAGAAATGGGAGTAAAATTTAAAGTTTGGTTAGAAAGAGACCCAGAAGCTCCATTAAATCCAACAAACGAACAGTTAGCATTATCCAATTATTATTTCAAAGAAAATAGAGATGAGTGGTGTAGTAGTCCAAATCATATAAATTTATTTTATGCAAGAAATTTTTATCCAGAATTACAGGCGGTTGCAAATGATTTACATTCCAGGGGATTGGTTGAGGCAGGAGAATATACGATAGATATAGATTGGTAATTAGAAAAAAAGTTTAAAAATATGAAATTAAGTAAACAACAAGTTGAAGCCATTGCTTCCAAGATAAAGAAAAATGTAGTTAAACCAATCAATCAGCACAATAATGATATTAGAAATTTAGTTGAATATACTGATTTTGAAAATCTAAATAAAGATTGTGTTAAATTAAAAGCATTATTAGCCAATTATGGCGTGGATTATCAAATTAATCAAATCATATCTAAGATAAAAAATGATTACTTTAAAGATAAATTAATATCGCCACCAAATTTCGGATACGATAACTGTGATATTATAAACGATATTATTATTGGAACAATAGAATATGAAAACTTAGAAGAATTAATTAATAGTTTATCTGAGAAATATGCCAATGCGTAAAAGTTTAGCTGATATTTCGTGGCAAGTCGATGAGTCCACTTATCGAGCTGATAATGCACTAAGTTACTCAAAACTTTCACAGTTCTTCAAAAATGGTCCTAAAGCATTAATATCTAATGAAAAGATAGATACGCCAAGCTTACGTTTTGGATCGCTGGTCGATTGTATTTTAACAGCTCAAGAAGAATTTGATGATAGATTTTATGTGGCAGATATTGATAGGTTTAGTGATACGATAAGAAAGATTGTAGAAGATATTAATTCCTATAGTGGGAATTGGGATGAACTAATTCATATACCACAAGATATATGGGAAGAAATCTTAGATAAATATCAATATCAAACCAATTGGAAATGCGACACTAGGGTTAAAAAAATTGTTGAGCAGGGAGAAGATTATTATACAGTTTTAAAATATTCTACTGGAAAGATAGTTATTTCTCCACAAGAATTTAGTGATGCACAGCAGTGTGTCATGACACTAAAAACACATCCATTTAGTTATCAAATATTTGAATGTAATGAAGATGAGGAAATATTCTACCAATTGAAGTTTAAATACAACTTGGCTGGTGTGAATGCTAGGTGTATGTTTGATATAATTAAAGTTAATCATAAAGAAAAATGGATTCGCTTAATTGATCTTAAAACCTCAGGAAAATCAGAGGAGGAGTTTGAAAAATCATTCATAGATTGGAACTATTGGTGTCAAAGTGGTCTTTACCACAATATAATTGATCTAAATTTATATGAAGATAATTATTTTAAAGAATTTAAAGTATTGCCATTTCAATTTCTAGTAATAAATAAATCAAATTTAAATCCTCTTATTTGGGAGGTAAACAGAGATGATGTATTTAATTCAATAAAAGAAAAGTTTGGAGTTTCATATATGTCATTACTTGTTGATGCTAATTGGCACTTACAAAATGGTAAATTTGATTATTCAAGAAAGAGTTACGAAAATAATGGATGTAATCCGATAATATTAAAATTATAATAAATGGGTGGATATATAGGCGTAGGAATAGTATTGTTAATTTTAGGATTTGGATTAGCATTTCTAATAAATGATATTAAAAAGAGAATTAATAATTCAAATAAATATAGAGTTTGCTTTAAGAAGGGTTTTAAAAAATGTGGATTACCACTTATTAAACTAAAGATTAATGGCAAATTGGAATGGTTTTTATTAGATACTGGAGCAAATGATAATTATTTAAAAGAATCATATTTTAATACAATTGAAAATAAACCAATTGCATTAAGTGAGTCTAAAACTAATGATTCAAATAATGAAATGACAGTAAATAATTACTTATTTGACTTGTCATATAATAAATCAATGTTTAAAGATGAGCAATTTAGTGTTACTACATTGAATACATTTAATGAGCCATTTCAAGGATATGATATCGTTGGAATAATTGGAAGTCCATTTTTCAGTAAATATCGTTTCCAATTTGACTTCGATGAATTAGTAGTTTGGATTAATAAAAAATAATAATTATGCTAATAGAATTTATAATAATGATATTGTCATTAATTGCTGGATATTCAATTGGGTTTATAATAGCAAAATATATTATAGAAAAGAAAAATCTAAATAAATGATTATGAACAAATACAAATTATTCAAAAAGACTGAGAATTACTTGAAATTTCTCACACCATTACAAGATAATCCTAAATCAAAAGTTGCAAAAGTGCTGACTAATGATGATAAAATGTATATTGGATATAACGAGGATGAAGAAATGTTTTTAGAAATTGCTCAATGTCCAAGAATTTATGTTGGAATGGATTTAAGATGTAAGAATATGGATACTAATTCTTATGAAGATTTAGGTAAATTGGTTGATATTCAATATAGAGAAGATTCAGGATTTTTATTTATATTCTAAATGATTAAAAAATCTTATAGGTATTGCAAGTATTGTGATAGAATAATACCATTTGGGTATGATTTAAAAGAACACAAGCAAATATGTAGGAAGATAAATAATGGCTAAGAAAAAAGACATAAGCGCTCGTTGTACTGAGTCTTTTTTATATAAGCATGAATTATATCACTATCCAAATAAAGAATGGTTTATAGAGCAGGAAAATGAGGTTATAGGCGTTAATTTAAAGTCTATAATGGGTCAATCCAAACTTAAACTTGAGAAATATAACTTTACTCAAATTCAAGAAATAAAAGACTCTTCGGATTTATCAACTGATATGAAAGATATAAAAGTTGCTGGGATAGTTAAGTCTCTAGAATATAGACCATCTCAAAAAGATGTATATTTTTATTGGGTAGAAATAATTGATGATAGAAACACTATCAAAGCTTATTGTAATAGAAAAACATTTGAAACATTTAATGCTCATATATTAAAAGGCAAATGTTCATTATTTAATATTAGTGTTAAAAATGGATTTATATCTTTTGATAAATGCGTATTAATGGATATAGTTCCATTTAAAGCAGGATATATATTACAGATAGATTTACCTTATGGACTATTTACTACTGCAATTAAAGAATATATAGAGGATGAATTAGATGTAACTATAAGACGAGGAAATGTTCAAGTATATTTGAGAACTTATGGATATGATTTATTTATAGACCCTGCATATGAGTTAATTGATAATATATTTAATAAGTTTGGAGTAAAATGTAGGGTGAGAAAAATAGATGAAGTATTTAATGATGATGAAATAATGAAATATTTAGAAGAAAATGGCTATTAAAAAATTTAAAGTGAGTTTCACTCGACAATACGAAGTTGAGACCGATGAAAATGCTAGTACCGAATTTATAATAAAGCTAGCCCAATCTGAATTTAATAGTGATATAGAATTTGGATTTATTGGAGTTGATGATGATTGTTTTGATATTAAACTATTAAATTAAAAATGATTAAAGGACATAGAAATCAATTATACAACATACACAATGAATTTCAAGGTAAAATTAAAAAAGTTCTTTGTGTATGTTCAGCAGGTCTTTTAAGGTCTGCTACGCTACAAAACATGCTTATTAAAGAGTATGGTTATAATGTAAGAAATTGTGGCACGGAAGAGAGTTATGCGCTTATTCCGATAAGTGAGGCATTATTGTTGTGGGCTGATGAAATAGTTTTTGTAAATAAAGCTAATTATCGGTCAGTTCAATATTATTCAGAAGAAATGGTTGGATTAGATTTAAGTAAAGTATTTTATTTAAATATTCCTGACAATTACTCATTCAATGACCCAAAATTAGTTGAGATTTGTAAGCAGCAATATAAAGAAATTATTTTAAAAGAAGTATAATATGGAAGATAAAAATTTAGATTGGCCTGTATTAAGTATGAGTAAGGCGCTTGAAAGATTCGGTGGAAATCCTTGTGCGTTTATAGATTTGAGAAAATATAGATTTAGGTCTGAAAAAGAAGTATCAATATCTGGATTTTCTGGACTTCTTAAAACTCACATCAAAAAAGACGATAATGGAGCTGCCTATGCCGGTATAGTAATTACATCAAACGATAGTCAAATAACAATAGCATTTAATGACTTTAAAATGATAAGTGACTTAATAGACAAATTAACCGAAGTTCAACATCATTCATTTAAAAGTGGATTTACATATCAATTAAAAGAAAATGTACGAAAAGATAATCAAATATAATTATGAATGATTTATATTTAATGTGGGAAGATTATTGTTTAATTAATGATATTTCAAAATGAGAATAGATTATAAAGGAGATTTAGATAAACTATTTTTTACCAGCGATTCACATTTTCTTCATGAAAGAATTATAGAATTCTGTAATAGACCATTCCATTCTAATGAAAATCAATCAGAAGAATTAATTAGAAGATGGAATGAAGTAGTACCAGAAGATGGAATAGTATTTCATCTTGGAGATTTATGCTGGACTGGTAATATTGATTTTATTCTTAAATTAAATGAGAGATTAAATGGATCAATTAATTTAGTTTACGGAAATCACGACATGCAGAATAAACTTGATAGAGAAATCATTAAGAATATTTTTAAATCTTATGGTGGAGATACAATGGATATTGCATCTATATTAGTTAGAAATGATAACAACCAGCAATTAACATGCTGTCATTATCCAATGTTATATTGGCCAACTAATACTATTATGTTGCATGGTCATGTACATAGTGGCCCAACATCTACAGCTTCAGAGAAGATGCCATTTCATCCTATGCGGTATGATGTAGGAGTTGATAATAATTTTTATAAACCAATATCTTATATAGAATTAATGGAAATAATTGAAAAACAAAAGCTATGCGCATTGGAATAGATCTGGACGACGTAATTAACAATTTGGTGTCGATTTGGCTAAGTCGCTATAACTTAGACTATAACGATAATGTCAAAATCGAGGACATTAAATCTTGGGATATTGGAGATTATACTAAAGCTGGCAAAGATTTTTATAAGTATCTTGGAGATGGAGAGACTTTCAAAAATCTATCTATAAAAGATGGTGCTGCAAATGTTATTGAAAAGTTATGTCAAGAGCATGAAGTTTATATTGTAACAGCAAATGCATCTTACAATACGGGTGTTTGTGATGATAAAGTAAATTTTATTAAGAAATTTATGCCATTCTTTCCAATAAAAAATATTATTTTCATTAATAATAAATCATTATTAGATTTAGATGTTTTAATTGATGATGGATTACATAATTTTGTAGGATTTAAAGGCAAGAAAATAGTTTTTGATAGACCCTGGAATCAAGATTATAGAAATAAGTACGACTGGAGAATGGAGTGTTGGGATGAGAATTTATTGTTGGCAATAAAATTAATAGATAATGGAATTAGCAGATAGAAAAGATAATGGCAAACTTAGATGGAGGAATTTTCCACCATTCATGTTGAGACCATTAGCTCAAGTAGCACAATTTGGTGAAGGTAAATATGCAACATATAATTACTTAAAAGGAGGTTCTCAGAATCAATATTTAGATTGTATGCATAGACATTTAGACTCATATGAAGATCCTACTCAAGATGATTTAGATCCAGAAAGTAGAATTAGTCATTTAGCTCATGTAGCCTGGAATGCGCTCGTAGCTATTTATATGTTGGAAAACTTTCCTGAATTAGATGATAGATTTAAAATAAATAAAGATGTATAAAATAACCAAAGAACAGCTAGAGTCAATCGAGCATTACGAAAGAATGTTTAGAACATTAAGAGATGATTTAAACAATTTATGCAAAGAAGATAGGCCTGATATATTAATTGGATTTGAATTGGGTAGAAATGCTAAATACTGTGGTGATTGGGCTAATGAAATCATGGAATTAATTAAAGAAATAAAATTTGCAGATGAGTAAAAAATATTGGGAAGCTTTTAAAAAAGAGGCTAAAAGAGAATTTACCACAAGAACAAAAGGTAAAACATTTATTGATGTAATGGAAATATTTATTATTATAAAAATAGCCGAATGGGCTGTAACATTATTTTAATTATGACAGATAAAATATTAGATAAAAAGCCATTTTTACAACAAGTAAAAATTAGATGGAAATCTGAAACTAATAAGTTTTGGAAGAAGGTTTTAAAGATTGCAACTATAATTGGTTCATCTGCTGCTGGAATATTATTGGCTAACACTACTTTTGGATTAGAGCAATATGTATCGCCAATTATATTTCAAATTAGTGGATATGCATTGACTGCTTGCGGAGCTATGGGTCTTGCAGCAAAATTGACTAAAGTATAATTAAATAATAATTTAAGATGAAAAAAGAAAATTTAAAAGAAGATTATCAACAAGGACATGATTCTACAAATAATAGTAGCAATACAGGTAGAGATAGAACTGATGGAGGAATGAGAGATCCTATATTTGGATACAGCTCTTGGTTGTAAAAATGAATAATCCTTGCGAAAATAAAAGTTATAGAGCTATCTTGAAGATTCTTTTAGAGATAGAAGATCTTCAATTTAGCTCTAAATATGAATTAGAGTTTGAATATGAAGGATGGAAGAATCCAACAGAAGAAGAATTAGAATTAAGAGCAATTGAATTATTCCAAGATAAATATTCAGAATGTTTTGATATGGAAACTTCTGTCGAAGTAATATCTATAAATAAGAATTAATTATGGAAAAGAAACTAATTCTAAGTAAAATACAGACTCCTGATGGAACTATTTTAAAGTCTATGCACGTTCATGATTATGTGACACATTTAGATGCAAATGGAGAAGAATATATGCTTGATGGCGGAAATGAATATCAGCGATATAACATAACAAAAGATCCATTCAAAGATTTATCAATTTATTCAGACGCTCCATTTGAAGTTATCCGTGAAAATTATTGTCGTGGAGGTCGAGGCAAAGATGGATTACAACCATTAACTTGGGTTCCACTATCAAAGATGTCTAATGAATGGGTAAAAAATTGTATTAAATATAATGATGATCGAGGCATGAGAAATTGCGATTCAAATTATTGGTACAATAAAGAGTTGAAATATCGTCAAAGAATGGAAATATTTATTGAAGATTAATGAAAGAATTTATTAATAAAATATTTTCAAATCAACAAGTAACTATTGAAGAATTATCTCAATTTATAGTTGAATATGCTGAACTGTGTGAAATTAGAAGTACCACTCCTCAGCATATTCAATTTGCAATACAGTTCATTCAAAATGGAATGTTTGATTTGCAATACGCTTGTAAGAATTGTGCTAAGAAATTAGGATTAAAGATGGTTGAATTAAAAGATAAGAATGGACAAATATTATATACTAAAATAGAAGAATAAATGGGATTAAAAATTATAAAGGCTGGAAGTTCATGGTGTTCTCCATGCGGTATATTATCAAAGGTATTAGTGCCATTATTATTAGATTATCCAAATATTGAATTTGAAGAAATTGATATTGAAGAAAATGATGATTTTGCAGTAAAATATAGTATTAGAAGTTTACCAACAACTTTAATATTTATGGATGATATAGAATTATTTAGATTTGTTGGAACAAGAAGTA